GACCACCGAGATCTACACTCTTTCCCTACACGACGCTCTTCCGATCTATGACGGAGGGGGTGCGATTTTTGCTACCCCCCCTATACCATCTGATACCTAGACAGTCACCGCATCTCGCGTAACTTTTTTGTAAATGTTTCGAAAATCGTATTTCACAATCTCGTCAATTGCTCGTTCAACTTCCAAGTCATTCTCTTCATCAGAGAGTTGGTCCGACGTTCTGGCAATTCTGCCAAGATACGAACACGAATGATAACCTTTTTCCTCATCAAACAGAAACCATGAAGTGAACTGTTCAAATGGATCGAAAGGATTGTCAATGGTTGTAAGCATACACTTCTTCGCCATTTACTTTGTTCACTCCTTTCCATTCAGATACTTCGACACAGTAGAACTAGAAACGCCCAAAGCTGCTGCTATCTCAGCAGTGCTATAGCCAGAAGCATTCAGCGCCGCAATACGATTTACTTTGGCAGAGCTAAGGGTTGTGGTTGCACGTGGGGTAGCTCTTTGTCTGACTGTATCAATGTTTGTATTGTTGAGAATCTGGGTAAGCTTGTTCTCGCTGATAGCGCCGGCTTGAATCGCTTCCCATTCGCGATCTGTAATCTCGATGGGGGTTCTCTTGGCGCCGACAGCAGTACGGGCCGCAGTAAGGGCCTGTTGATTAGCCTTCTTGATTTCAGCCTTTGTCATATCGGGGTTATCTTTCTTCTTAGCGGCCACGATAGAATTTGCCATGGTCTGTGCCTGACGCTCGCGGGGGGCGTTCTTTAAAGCCACATTAAGCTTGGCCATAAGAGAATCAACCTCTGTCTGGTAGGTCTGTTTTGCCGAAGCAGAGTAGGCTATCTTTCCGGTATTAACCATCTCCCTACGGGCCTGATTAGCCAGGGACTTCATGGTATTTGCATAGTCCGCATATGCTTCCTCTTGAGGGGTTCCAGAAGATAAAGTGCGGGCGTCCCTGGTTTCTGCCATCTTGGTACTCTTTTGAGTTCGCACCTGGGTCTTTCCGTTCTTATCTACATACTCCTCTCTGACACTCTTCCAGCTTTGCTCTCCGGTTTCCCTGTCAATGATCGGGCTTCCTTTTCTTTTCAATACAGAAGTCTCAGACTTGGCACGCGAAATCAGAGTAGAGGCTCCGCCATAACCATCATCGTCCTCGTGGGCCTGGTACTTCTTCTTCAAAGCAGTAATACCATTGTCCTGTTCGCTCTTCTTGTAGTCGAGCTTATGCTTCTCAGCATCGATGACAACCATGCTATGACGTACAGCTCTCGCAAGTTCATCCTGAGTAGCGCCTTTCAAAGTCATATCAGTAATCAAGTTTGAAATCTTACCCATTTCTGTCTGGGTATTCTTCATAACCTTAATCTTCTGACCGCTGCTGTTATAGTAATCGTCACCTTTCTTAACAGTCCCATAAGACATCTTAGGATCGAATCCTTCTAACCCCTTTAATTGTGGGGTGGAAGTAATCTTCACTCTGCTATTAGAGGAATTACACGGAATTACCATGACGGTATCACCGTCAAAATCGGCACCAGAAAGACGGTCAGCGACCTTTTTGTTAATGCCTATAGCGTCTGCTGGTGTATTCCCAAGAACTCTTCTTCCTTCTGGCTGTTTGTTATTAACAGTTAAGATTGGAATCTCGAAAGTTCCACCATGCGGATACCGAACAAGGGCTACGGTTTCTCCGTTCTTGTAGTTCGGAGCATAAACTTCGTTGTCTTTAATAGATGTCAACGGAAGAATGACTTGATACTTCTGCCTTGGAAGAGCGGCTGCCTGTAAATGAACAGCAGCTGCATCACAGTCATCAGCAAACGATTTCAAAAGAACTTTTTTCACTGTCGGATTCGTAAGAGAACAAATCTCATCAAATTCGGACTGCTTATCTGCGGCTGCCAGATTCAACTGCTTCTTTATCAAAGTTCTGCTCTGCTTCGACAGGAATTGAGACGGAAGCTTGTCGGCCCATTCTCCCCAATCTCCTTCTTCCGCTCGCTTGTTGATAAGGGAAAGCTGTTTCTTCCCATTCTTATCATAATAGTAACTCTGTCCGCCTCTTGTAGTCGTAGGATTATCGGGATCGTTGACTCCTTCTTTAATCAAAGATCCGAACGGATTATCGGGATCATCTTTGATTGGTTTGAGAACGTCCATCTTTGGCGTTCCTTTTTTCTTGTTAGTATTGAACATAACGTCAACACCATCTGGAAGATCGTCAGAGTAAACGGCCATTCCTTTTATGTAATGGGTTCCATCAACCAAGATTCGGACCTGAGCATAATGAGATTCTCCAAGAGACAGATCATCAACACCTCTTCGAATCTCAACAACGCCATCCTTTAATTCCCCACCATCCTCTGCATAACGAATTTGAAGTCTTTTTGAATCCATGCTTTTGGGATAGACAAACTTCGGATCAAAGGATTCCCCATCATCATGGGAGACATAATCTTTCAGAGAATTGATATTCTCAAAATCATAAATCTCCTTATGCTCTGTTCCAGGCGGGCAAATTACTCGAAGCGTGGTTTTCTTTCCCGGATTCGTTATCTGATCCACTCGACCGCCATAGACGGGATAGCCTTCCATCTCCAACATGTAGAGCGCTTCGTTCAGTTTCTCTTTAGAAATTCCAAGCTCACGTTCCACGCCGGCGCCGACATCAATCATTCCTTTTTCATCGATCTGCTTTTTGATAAACTCGGCAGTTGTCTTGGCCTGATTCATACGAACCTCGGAATTCTCGTTCAGAAGAGAGCGAACTGAAGAATCGTTTGCAAAACCCATCTCTTTTGCAATCTCATTTAAACTCAATCCATCTTCTCGAAGAGATTTTGCTCTTGCAACATCAAGCGCACGCCGTTCGTCTTTTGCTAGAGATTTCTGCGTACGGTATTGAGTGGTGGTTAATCCCATGGCTTTTGCGATCTCGGTATCACTCATACCCTGACTTTTCAGTTCATCCACTCGACTCAAAAAATCTCCGCTATGCTGATAAGGATTTTCACCAGAACCCCACGGATAACGACCAGAACGGCGGGGCATTCCATAATGCATTAAAATTTCTTCCGCAATCGGATTCATAATTTAGCCCTCCTGTTCTTTGATTTTGTTGATTACTTTGTCGAATGTGATAATCTTGTCCATGATTGGAACAATGGTTTCAGCCGTCGGATTCTCATAAAGAATCTGGTTGTTCTGATAAATCCGAAGTTCCATTTCAATGTCGGCCGGCTTGATTTTGTATTCCAAACAAAAAAGAGCAGCGTATATTTCAAGCTGCTCCATGTGCGCCGGAATGACGCCGGTTTTTAAATCGTGAATACGAAGCATACGATTTCGAAATGCAATCGCATCTGTTGTTCCAAAACAATTCTCTGAATAGAAAAGTGGCTGCTCAGGAACCATTTTGAAACCAATCGCATCATTCACATACATATTCAATGTTTTCTGAGACTTCGGAAGTTTCTGTCCAAGCGTGATACACCTTGCTGCGAAATCGTGAAGCTCCGTCCCTTTTTGAGTCGCAAGGAATTTTGAGTACGATTCTGCAACTTTGGATTCATCATAGTTAATCCAGTGATATTTGCTTGCGCCAAGAAAGGCGTGTTGCCCTTCAAGAGCCGAATGCTTGTTGAAGATCATGTAACACTTCCTCCTTATTTTCGGGACAAATAAATCTTGAGAACGACATCTCATTCATTCGCCCAACATAATATTCTTGATTTGGTTGTTTCTTGGCGCGAATATTTTTCTTACATTCTAAAGTGGCCCACTTATCGTTATAAAGAATCAGCAAATCGGGAATTCCCTGAATGTGACTGGAATCCAGTTTTGTTACGATGCAGCCTTTAAACATTCTTTTCAGTTCTTGAATCAGCTTGTTCTGAAATTCGCTTTCCAGCATAAGTGAGCCTCCTTTCTCCAAAACAAAAGAGAGAATGGCCATTTTAACCCTCTCTCTTCATAACAGTCGATGTATTTTTCGCGCGCAAAAAGGAACCAAATGAAAACATAAAAATAGCCCATACCTAAATCAATAGGTACAGGCTAAATGATTTTTATATTTATCGAGGAACGACTTTCACAGGATTGAGAAAGAACACTCCCTCATCTTCACTAAATGATTGGATTTCAGCAACAACATGTACATTTGAACCGATGCTTATATAGTCTGGAAGATACAAATCCTCAATTCCCATCCCATAAGTATTCACATCTTCAAATTTAAAAATGGGTCCGGGATTTACTGTATTCTCATCCACATAATCACCAGCAGATAGTAATAGATCATATCTTGTGTCGCTATCCCCGTGATTCGCTAAATAGGTAATACACGCATCAAATTCGACAAGTTGATTTTTATACTTTTCTGCAAATTCTGAGTAAATTGGATCGAGCTCATTTGTTGCTGATAAAACCGCCGCTAAGTCTTCATTATTCTCCGGCGTTAAATTTTCTTCTGGAACTTCGTTAGTAGACTCTGTATTTTCGGAAGTTTCGCTTTCAACTTCAGAAAAGTCCTCATTGCTTTCTAAATTCGAGTTTTCATCTTCGGTAGATGGTTCTTCCTCACCAGGGAAGGTGTGATATGACACCACTATTTCAACATCTGGTAAATATTTAGAATCGGTGCTGAACACCGTATCTCCATCAACAGAGACTTCATCTACCTCACCTTCATCATTTAGCCATCCCGTTACTAAATCACCAAGTGGTTCCTCTCGCACATTTGTAAAACCAGCTTCTTCTAATTGGGAGACTATCTCTTGATAATTGACGCCGTCATAGTCATTGGCTCCGAACGGCATATGAATTTTACCATCGTCTTCGCTGCTGCATCCCGCTAACAAAACCATCAAAACTGCTACAATCGCTAGAAACTTACGTTTCATTTCTTTATTCTCCTCCACTCTGTTTTTAGGGCAATAAAAAAGGTGCGGCCCCAACAAGAGACGCACCCGAAAAAGTGCTCTCCCATTGTTGCCACACAATCTCGACCTAATTACGGGTATGAGTAAAGAGAGAATACACTTTTTACCAAAGCGATTCCCCATAATTAAGTCGGATATAAAATTGTGTGGCATTTACAGTATAGCACAGATCAAGAGCAAAGAAAAGAAATTTTTCATTGGCTCTTGACATTTTCTTCAAGCTGTGATATGGGCTTGTTTTCTAAGATCATCGTAGATCATCTTCATTCCGTCCTCAAAGTACACTACTATACTCATATACCCGAACGGACGAAAATATACGGATGACCGCGACAACCTTGGATAAATTGATTTGAAATTTTCATACAAGCTCTCCCAACTAATCTTGCTCATGATTTCCTCCATTTTTGCTCGTGGCCAAAAACCCACTTTTTTTTCGCTATTACTATATACTTTTAAACTTTCTATCATAATAGTTTAAGAAAAAAAGTGGGAAAGTGGGCTTTAAGCCCGCAAACCCGCATAAATACTGGGTTTTTGCTGACCAAATCGGGGTTTTAAAAGTGGGCAGAAAGTGGGCAAATGGCCACAAATTTGACCAAAATTGTCCGAATCCTTCTCCAAAACTCCCCACATTTTTCAAAAAGCCCAGATAAAAGTGGCCAAAGCCCATTTTTCAAAACCCAAAAGTGGGCGTGATTTTCACCCACTTTCAAGCTTTGTATGGACGATTTTTAATAATTTCTTCTCTGATAAGGTAAGTGTTTTCGGACAGTCGGCCGGTAGGAATATTGCTTAATGAAGGATTCTCTTCGAGATTTTCTCAAAGACATACCATATCGAGCCGGAGAACTGAGACTCTTTTTCTTCTCTTTCTCTGGTACTGATAATCCGAATGCCTCAGCCAGAGCGTCCGCCATCTCTTTTACCTTCACGGCAAATTCGTCAAACGCTTTGACAAGAGCATCTATAGTCCTCTGCCATTCATCCATAAATAATCACCTCCAAATCCGTCCGGTTCGTTTATCCTTAATAACAATTCGCTCTTCAATGTGGAAGTCGGACAGCTCACAAAGCGTAAAAATGGTATCCAGTAGCTTATGGAACCGGTCCTCTTCCTGCTCAATTTTTTTCAGCGCTTCGTAGGCAGTCGGATCAGAATACCCCTCAGCATTTTTTCGAAAATCGTTTTTAGTACCCATCTCGTCCTCCCCACCGGAATGAATCATCCATATAGGTTGCAGACGAGTTGACCGCCTTTAACACAATCAGCCCGATTAGACTCACGAGTCCAACGACACACGCAATAACTCCCATTACACATTTCATGTTGCTTCACCCTCACTTTCAACTAATTTTACACCGCCGTATTCCCACAAATCCTCTTTCAGCTTGTCCATGTCCAGTTCACCATTTTGCCAGCGTTCGTAGTATTCCAGAACCAGCTCGGTAAACTTCGGAATGCGCTTCGCATAGGATTTTGTCCAATAATGATCCATCAGCACTTCCAGCGGCAGAGTCAGGAGCAGAACCATCGCAGTGTTTACGGCATCATCTGTAGCTTCCTGCTTGATTCGCTCCAGCTCTTTTCCCACCTGCTCACGGACGGCTGCATCGAGCTGCGCTTTCGTGAGATTGTATGTAGCGGTCTTTGCTTTCTGCTCTAATTTCTGAGCACGTCTCCTCTCGGCTCGTCCCATCGTCCTCATCCCCTTCATAAATCCAGTTCGTTTTCGCAAAGAACATCGGTATTCCCATAATCAGGGAAAATAAAAAGAACGTTGCATCCCATTCAATCGGGACTGACAACGCTCCAATCAAGACAATCAGGACAGCATAGATTTTATTTTTTATCAGTTTTCGGCTCCACATAGTTACTCTCCTTTATTCTGCTCTTTGGCGAGGATTTTCGCCTCTTCCAACTTTGCGTATCCTTTGGCCGAAGCACAATGCTCGATACATTTGCAGATCCGAGCGATTAACGCATACAAGCAGAAATATGCCAGTAAAATACAAATCAAAGTTTCAATAAAAATCATAAATAGTACCTCTCTTTCAAATGCTTGATAACAGTTACAAATAATTCATCGGTCGATAAATTCAGCGATTCCAATTCGTCTTCTGGAATAACTTGCCTAGCGTTGATTCCATCTTTTTTAATGGTAATATAAATGCCGTCCATGAGAAGATCCGCTTTGGAAAAGCTAATTGTATAGCCGTCGTCTATCATCGATTTAATGGTTCCAACTAAATTCATAGATTTATCTCCTTCCCGTCAGCATATAATTTAACTCTTTCTCCAATAATAATCTCCGAATATGGTAGTGTTTTAATCCACTTGCAGAATTCCACCCACTCATCAAGCTTATGTTTTTTCCGCATAGGATAGATGCCGGCCAGCACTTCGTAATTCAGCATAACCGTTCGTTTCTGGTTATAGGAAGATGGAAGAATCTGAATCATCTGCCACCAATGATCTTTATCTTTTGTTTCCAGATATTTTGCCCTACAAGCATTTAACATTCTTAACGTCAGCATAAAAATATTTTGTGGGCTGAACGCATTGTATGGATCATTTGGATCTTGTAGCAATGGACAATCATTATCGTCCGCCGCAGACATCAGATGTTCTATGCTAAAATCCTCGACCATAAAAGCTTTTTCCGCAATCTTATGCATTGTCGAGCAAGAATTCGCAACCGTACCTACTTTATATGTATCAAACTCTTTCCACCAATAGAGCGGAGCTGTAATATCCGCATAGACGATAATCATTCTCCGATACTTTGCATGAGTCGATCCACCGGCCGAAAGCCGCATCATCAAATCGTGATCTGCTTTTCCAAGCTGCCAAGAATGATCGTATGTATGCTCACAGGAATCGTAATTGGCACAGTTCTCACACCCAATACCACTCTCCCCACCTTTGCAGATTCCACTATCGGCTCTCTCCCAACTATTCATGGGATTCCGCATTCCACGAATAGCGTGCTCCCATCCCATAACCTCTACGTTTTCAATTTTAATCATTATTGCATTCTCCTCTCAAAATAGTCCAATTCTTCTTTGAATAATCTGAAGAACTCGTAATAATCATCAATGGTTCTATCTTTCTGTGAGCAAGTGTTTGTCCTTCCGAGATGTTTATACCAGTTTACCATCATGCCGCTTTCCAAATGGATAATATAATACTCGTCTGAGTTGGAAAACCAAGCAAACTCATCACAAACGACGATTCCATAGCAGAACGCATCCATAAGTCTATCGTAGCCGATGGTTTCTTTTACAATCTCGCATAGCTTATCTCTATCGATATGATACTGCGGTAAAGGACTTAAACAATTTTCATTCATAAATTTTCTCCTTTTCTAACATTCGAAAAATTCTATGAAGGTTCTTTTTTCTGGTTCGTTTCTTTTTGGCATGTAAAACCAAGTGACGTACTCGATTGTCTGGACAAAGTTTTAACGACAAATCAAATATTCCAGAAAGGATTAAGAATGCTTCTTCGCTTATTTTTGTTACCATTTCAAACGATGCAGATGTTTCCATTTCTGTTAATTTGGGCAGATCACAAGAAACTGGAACATTTGCCAATGTCTCTATATGAATATCACTCGTTTCACAGAGTTTTTGAATTTCATTGCCAACATGGATATACACCACTCCAGGCACTATGGAATCGTTCATTATTTTTCTCCTTTTTAACTCCCAAATTTCAAGCCTAATCCTGAATATAATTGGGAATAGAGCCATTTTTCTATTTCGTCTTTATAAACCTGGGTTGGCGTACCATTTATCATGATTGTCACGGTTTCTCGTAATAAAGGTGCTGCTAAGTTTTCAGAACTTGGACCTGCCGCATTTGCTAAAACTTGCGGTTCAGTCATATATGCCAATGCTTCCATTCGCTTGTTTTTACACTTCTCGACAAACGGGCAATTTTTACATTCTTCTGAAAGTTTTGATAATCCCATTATTGGCAATTTCTCCTTTCTCGTTCCAGCTTCACGTCAATAGCTTTCTGCAAATCTTCTGGCCTAATATCGAAAATGGACTCCAGGAAGTTCAGACAAATATAAGCGTCTGCCATCTCTTCCAAGAGTCCAATTCTGTCCCCGTAGCCACGAACCTGCTTGCTGATCTGCTGCTGAAGCTCTGCGAATTCTTCCATTGCTACTGTACATTTTGTCTTCCATGGATATTTCTGAAGACTTCTCCGAATAATCCGCCGCCGTTCCTTTTCGGAAAGCTGAATATTGCTTTTTAGTCCTTGAATAAATCTATTCCGATTCATTGTTATTTTTCTCCTTTTTCAGACTTTCCAAAAGTTCCTGATACATCTTTCGGCGCATCTCATACTCGCAGGAGGCAATCTCAATAAAGTCACTTTCGCCTTCTTTGAAATATCGGTTAATCTCTACACGTTCGCCATCCGGCTTAATCACATAGAGAATCCCAACCGTATCAAAGTCGCCATTTTTCCGATCGGTAAGAAACTCCTCACAATACACACGGAACGGTTTGCTCTCCGGAAAATACGGCATGGTAATCGGGAATTTTTCTTCCATTATTCGATCTATCAAGCCACTGTGGTAGGATACATCTGGATTATCCACGTTCACACCACAGAAACGGTTGACATCTCTGTACTTAACAGAGCCGTCAGCATATACATACTTAAAGAGAGAACTCATCCGCCGGCACTGGTAATTCGCAATCTCTCCATGAAGACCACTTCGATCAGAAATATCGTTCCATGAATCTTCTGTGTCCTCGATGGAAGTGAGTGGCTTTCCTTCAATCAGTCGATTTAAAATATACTTTGTCATTCCAATACTAAAACCGCTGTGGCCATCTTCACAAAGACTCTGGAATGCCTTTAATGCGCTTTCGTAACAAGCACATCCGTAATCCCATTCCCCTGGTTCCCGATCAGGTGCTTCGTGTTTGCAGGCAATTTCCACTTCTCTTTCCGCCCACAATTCCATACCGGATTTCTCATGAGAATCGGGATCTTTGATTTCGGATTCAACACCTTCTTTTTCCCAATAAGAACCCTTATTGCCCTTTACAAAATTTTTAGCGTGGGATACATCAGATGTGTGCTTGCATTCCTCATTCGGACAAATATCCCCGCAACTTTTACCATCACAAAGATAAAGAACATCATCTACCCCGTCTTCCAAAGGCCAGATATTCCGGTCATCTATGTACTCGTTGGCAAATATCTTTCTTGTATCGGAGCCAAAGTTCTCGACAATCTCCGGAAGATTCTCATTGACTGCGTCAAATATCAGTTCTTTTTCTTTGCACCATTCAACGGCCTTTCTGAGCATATCGTCTACACGACAAGTCCAAAGAATCAGCTTGTCTCCGTGCTTCTTTCGATCACGAAGATACTCTATCAACTCTTCATTTTCTGCTCCGATTTCCGGCCATTTGTTTTCACATAATGTCCCATCAAAATCTACTGCAATAATTTTCGCTGGTTTAAGATTCATACTCTTTTTTTTCTCCTTTTAAACATTATATTTTTGATAACGGTAATCCATCCGGCCAAATATACTCAAAACCCGGAATTGGACATAGTCTTGCCTGAAGAATGATCAATTCGCCGGAAAATTCCAGAGCTTTCTGCATCTGCTCGTTTCCATCATTTTGTTGTAATTGAGGAAATGTTCTATACTTTTGGTATTTGGGTGGAAGAATTTCCATGGTGAAAGTCTCCTTTATCTTTTTCTCCAGATAGATCTTCGACTCGAATTTCTATATCACCCGGAACAATCTGAGCATCGCAATAAGCAGGCAGCACTACAACTTTTCCATTTTCTATTTGGGAAAGTATATATCTGCGAATATCGTTCAGCTCTCTGGAACGACAAAACATATTTACTTTAACTACCAGAACATCCGACATCACGTTTTCTCCTTCTTATTCTTCTAAATTTATCTACACTCTTTATCACACCCGTATTTTTGTTAATGATGCGGTAATAGAATTCGGTCTCTTCAACCAGCATCCAGTCTTTACAATTCAGATAATGAGCAGATAAACATTCTTTTTGCTCTCTGGTTAATTTTTTCGGTTGCTTCATGTGGTTTTCTCCTTGCTAAAGCTGGTCTTCTTTGATTTGGGAAATACTAACTTTTGATAAAGCGCTTTGGCCTCTTCTCCCTGATAGGCGTTGATAATTTCGACTTTTCCTTTCTTCTGCTTTCCGACAATCAGAACACCAACGTCTTTTCCATGGGAAAAATCCCAACTCACAATTACGCTATCTGTTGATTTCATTTGCCATTACCTCCCCAAGCTTATTTTGGATACGGCCTAAAATATCCTCTACCAATTTTCTCGTATTGGGATGCAGCTTTATATAATTTTTACGTTCCTCATACCAGGAGAAAATTTCTAGCAAATTTCCTTTAAACCAACTAAAGGACCACCAATCGCAAATCATCTCCAGAATATAGCAGTAGGGCATTTCCAAAATGATTTCTCCTTCTTCTGGATCATCGTTAATCAGTACCCAATACTGCCAGTGATGAGGATTTCGATGAATGTGCAGTAACCAAGCTTTTCTAAAGTCCTCGACTACCGCATAAGAGCGATTTCCTCCATAAAAATAAATATCATAGGGGCCGTATTCATCAGGCTCCGTTTTGGATCGGTCATGTGCAAATACGATGTTGTGTTCCGCACCGCTCCCCTCTGTTAGCTCTGGAAGATTTTTCTGTAACCAACGAAATCCCGCTTCAACGTTAGATTTATGTTGCGCCAAATATTGGTCATATTGATAGCTCATTTTTTCTTTTCCTCCCACATTACAGGTTTGTGAGAATTGAGATTATACCCATAATCCAGACACTCATTGCATGGGTCGAATTTCTCTCCCAATTCCTTGTGTTTACAGGTTTTGCAATACTTTTTAAAATCTACTTCCAAATACTCTTCGTTCATAATCTTTCCACCTACCTAAGCTACTTTTTTCAACGGAGTATTTCCAGACCATTTCACAAACTTCGTCTCATTGAAATCTTTCTTATCCTTCAAAGACCTGCTAATCCCCAAATCAATTCCGCTTCGAGATTTCAGATGATAGTAATACAAATCCTTGAACGGCGTATTTAGCCTGTCTATTCGGCCAGCAGATTGCTTCATAATCTTATAGGAATAGTTCTGAGAGTAAAATATAATTGTATCCGTCTTAATACAGTTCCAGCCTTCAGCTCCAGCATTGTATTGGACAAGATATACCCAGCTTTTTGACTCCGGAATTGGCTGATGCTTGTGTCCATTCCACTCTGCGATTTCAAAAATTCCGTCATCCTCATAAATTTGAAACAATCCCTTTAAAAGCTCCAGCTCATAATCAAAGTTGTAAAATATAATGGCTCTCGGATGCTTCTCTACAATCTCCATCAAGGCAATCTGCCGTGACTCGTCCGTATTTACAATTTTTCGCCATATATAGCAAAGACCAGCAGCATTTGTAATCGGCTCGTTTTTAAATGGGTCCCATCTGGTTCGTCCAGCGTCTCTGTATTTTTCCACATTATATTTGACAAATACATCCTCATGATGAGAAACTGTCTGGCGCTTGAAATCCATATTTACCAGGATTCGGTTCCTGAGTCGAATCAGTCTCCCAGTATTCAAATATCGGTCAATCTTTGGATATTTACTGAATCGACTATAAATCACATGTTCTCGGATAAATTCTGTCCGGTTTTTGTAAAATCCATTTGCAATGAATACCGGAATATAATCCTGCCAGGTATCCCCCGGAGTCGCAGATAATAGAATCCATTGGTTTGATTTGGCGATTTTCAGGAACGCCTTCACCCAAGCTCCAGAACCAATTACCCTCTGCTCGTCAAATATAAAGAAAGCGTCCTTCACATCTGCGTACTTCTTGATATTATTCCAGGAATCCACGATAACATGATTTGAATATAGATTGATATCCTCGTGAATCGAAAGAAGGAAGGGCGAAAGATCACCCTCCCATTCCATCGTGTCCCGCTTTCTGGCCGTTGTGATGATGTATAAATCTTTTGGTGGATCGTCCATCGGAGTATAATCCTCAATTCCCGTCAAGCAATCTGGATTTCCGCCATTCTGGAGATAGTAATAAGCCAACGCCGTTCTGGATTTTCCACTTCCAACGCCACCGCACAGAATACAGCCATTGGTCATTTTCTCAACGGCTGCTATCTGATAGTCATATAATTTAACGGCCATTCCGTCTCTCCTCAAGAACCGCTGTTATGCTGTTTTTTAGGTTCGCCATATCCGAATACATTTCATTTTCATTTTTTGTACAGTCGTCTTCTATAGGAGCCATGTTCATCAGACTGTCCAGTTCTTTTTCCAAAGCTTTTAACCGTTCGTCCACACTTATCCCTCCTCACACTATAAATCCATCTTCAATCTCAACCCGATACTCCAGAATGCCATGCTCTTCCAAGTTTGCCTTCGGCCCGTATCCCAACAACATCGTAGCAATCTGCTCGTCGGTATTTCCTTTTTCGTCACGATAATACGACCATAAAGCTTCTTGGACCGATTTTGTGATGTAAATTTTCCGGCAGTCAAAACAGGTTTTGTCTGTTATCCCCAGCGGGATTTTTCGAGCCACATTTTCATAGAATTCGGTCAAATCACAATAGCAGTCTTCTTTCTTTAATCGTACAGTCTTTGTCATGCTATCCATCCTTTCATAAGCTGTGAAATAATCTTCTCATGGTCCACACATCTGAAAAATACATCATGGTAAACCAATAGTTCTCTCCGTTATCGTCCGTAGACATCGGTTCGGTAAGAGAGTTACCCACTTTGATATATGCGGCCACTCCAAGAAGAGAAAGCTGAATGTAACACATCAAAGCAACGGTTTCGTCAATATCCTGAGCAGCCACCAGAACATGATTCTGGAAGTTTAGGTTCACCTTTTCCAATTGCTTTTTGACTTCATTAACTGCCGCAATCAGAGTCGCTCCGGCACCACAGCAAGGATCATTGATCGTGATATAACCTTTTTCCTTAACAATGGCTGCTACATCTTCTTCCGTTACTTTTGCCATCAGCTCACAGATATGATAAGGAGTAAAGAATTGGCTGGTCGATTTGTTACCCAGATTCAACTCCATAAAAACACTGCCTAAGAAGTCCTGCTCTGGATTATCTTCCAAAGCTATAACTACATAGGCAGCCAGTTCTGGAAACAATTTTTGTTCCTGCTTATTGTATTTTTTGATAATCTTCAAATATCGTTTTTCCCGTTCTTCATAGTGGGATTTATCCACCGGATTCGATAAAGAACAGGCAAACATTATGATAAAATCCCGCCATACATCCCATGGCCTGTGTCGGTAAGTCAACTGATGAAAAGCTTTTAGAAACTCTTTCCTGACATCCTCATTTTTTGGCACTTTATCCGGCTTTGGTATGTCAATTTTCTTAGGTTGTGGCGGAATACTTGTTTCTTGTTTTTCGCTATTTACTTTTGGTTTAGAAACAGAAGCAGTATTTTTCGGTTTCGCTGTGGTTCGCTTCTTTTTCCAGTTCCAAAATGCCATAATTTTTCTCCTTTCGCAGAAATATAGGGCTGTTTCCTCTAGCCTTAGGACATTTACCTTGCTGGCAATATCAGGCACCCTATCTGTTGATTATTAACGGAACGGAACTTCTTCCGGACCTTCTTCTTCCGCATATTTTTCGGCAAACTCGTCTTCCTCAATGGTGACATACATCGTCTTCAAATAAGCTTTAATGCCGGTCTTACCGTTCACTTCCCAGGAATACGGCCGAATCGTCAAATCAACATTGCGAATCTCCGCATAATCCAGAGTAGAAATGGACTCATCATCAAGAGGCGTCTTGTTCCGTCTTGTAATCATAACCACCTTGGGAGGAATGTTCTCAAAACTGACTGCCACCTGAATATAATGTCTCGGCTCTTCATCCTCGTCTCTCGGAGCCAGAACTCTTACGTTCCATCCATCCTTAGAGAGCTTCTCCGCCTGCTCTGGATCTTCGATAATCACACAGAAATTCTTGTTACCAGCCCTGTTATACTTGGACTCTTCTCCTCTGAAATTCCGAAAAATGATATGAGCATTTTCGATAATAATATTGGGTACGTTTTTGTAAGCCATGATACTTCTCCTTTTCTTCAATTAAATGGTAATTCTTCATCGGCGTCTTCCGGGATGTTCATAAAATCTTCCAGTTTCGGTTTTGGAATATAAGGATCATCCGACACAAACCATTCGAAGTCGCCGTATTTGGATATGGTTTCAACTGCATCATCTACAAGCTTGTCATAATAGGAACGGTCAATAGAATCCTCTTTGGAGAGTTCTTTTACCATCTCAGATTCCAGCCACCGATACCCCTTCGAGCCAGTAGCCGCATAATACCGTCCATCTTTCTCACGCATAAGCAGACCGCCACCGGCTCCAGGTTTGATCGGGCAGAACTGTCCAACTCGTCCAATGAAAATATAATTGTGTCCCTCCGCAATCTTTGGATTTAGCGACTGACAAGTCTTCTCAAACGTTGTGTCGGAAAGCAATCCCTTGCGGTAATCACTCTCTGCTTTTGAAAATTCTTTTTCATATTCAGACACATCGGGAAGCCCTTCGTTCATGTCCAAATATAAAGCACTGCTTACCGATTTGGTTTCACACATATCTTCAAAGACGATCTCTTCACCGCTGAAAAGCTTCTTGAACACATAAGGAATCTGGAACTGGGTTCCTGTAGCCGTCCACTTCCCGTCCTTATACTTGGCAATATAGACAGCGTCGTTTACCAGGCACATCCGATCGTATGTAGCCTCATGCTCAAAGGTATAGCCATACCGTTTTCCATAATCCATAACAAACTGGATAATCTCTGGCGTCGCATCTGGAATCTTGATGGAGTCCGTCTTAATATGAGCAACAGTAAAGCCCCGTTCCTGCACCTCATGCTTGAGGTTAATCATGAACAGAGCTCCTCGTTTGGCTACAATATTATCTTTGTTTCTCGGATCACGGAATGGGTTCTCAAAGTTGGCGGAAGTCAGACCATATACCGAATTGATCGCTGTCTTTAAAGCATTCGCCAAATCCTTAGCTGTCATCTCGCCATCAATAACTTTCTGGATATACGGCGTCAGCTTTCCATCCAGCATGTGGTTGACTTCGTCCCAGGCTTCGTGTTTAATGCTGACTCGTCCTTCCACAATATCACGGAAGGCCCTCGTAAATTTCACACCGAACAGAACCTCTGCGATTGCACTGTGTGGATGCATAGAAGAAATATCCAGCAATGCCACATTTCCATACATACCGGGTTCCGCATAGACATAACCGCCTTCTCCAACCTCTTCTCCTCGATATGTCGATTTCCCATTCTCATACTTGTATCCCGGAAAATAAGGTAAGAGGCTTCCTTCTTCACCATGAGTTTGTGCCATCATTTCGGGACACGCTTCAGCCAGGAAAGATTCGGTTTCTTCGTCAAGGTAATGTACCGGCTCCGCCAGATTTCGGTAATTGAACTGGTCCTGTGGTTTTCGCTCGCTTCCAAATATAATCTTCTGGGTAAGCGTATTGGTCGTGTCATTCACCGTCATACCAGCCAAATCCGCCAGAATCTGTCGAGCTGTCCAGTCCGCCTTCAGGTAGTGGAATGCCGCTTCGGTTGCGATTACATCGTTATCACAATATTCGGCAACCTTGGTCCACATTTCTTCTGGAACTGGTTGATCCCACGGAAGCCCAAGCTCCTGATGGTGGATTCCCATTTCGATCTCCAGCTTCTTCAAGCTCTTTTTATTTCCAGCAGATGCAAAGTCATACACATCCGTATAGGAAACATTGTAGGCTTCTCCAAAGAAGCAATTCGGACTTCCGCTGATAATCTTTTGCGAAAGGTTATAGAGCTGCTCGTTCGTATAACCCATCAGTCTCGCATACAGAATATGGTTATCGTATCGACGACAGTTGAACCCAACCAGACGGAACCGCATCAATTCCTCAATCTCGGTCGGCGTCGGGTTAATCATACGGACAACCGGCTTTCCCTCACCCTCGATTTTCCAGTTTACAAGGAACAGGTTCGGAAATACCTCAATATCATAAAAGACCAGTTTTGCTTCTTCGTTTCTCCCTGCTGCGGAAGGGTCTGCTGATTTAAACTGCATCTTATTTACCAGCTTGATACAGTATTCGGCCTGATGCGTACTGTTTGCAGCAAATGCCAAAACTGCGTTCCGCATATCTGTCACATCGTAACTCAAATCGCTGGCATATGCGTCCTCCAGTATTTTGTAGATAAAATCGATACTAGGCTTAGTACCCGGATGAATTTCTTTATTCAGATTTCGTTTAATCAGTGTTCTAAGCCCTTTCTCGCTTTTAATCGCTTCAAAATTTACCATTTTGTCTTCTCCTTTCGTCGGTAAACCAGAGCTAATCGTTGCGATAGGCAAATCATTACACTTCGTAAGTTTTCTTCGTAATGAGCTTTTACCTGTGAACACTTTCACTTCGATATGGTCGTCATAAATACGACTCAGTTTTTTTACATCTCCTGTGTAAATATAATGAAGATGAACCCCCTTTCCGCTTTTACTTAGCTCTGCATAAGTCGCCGGCCACTTGCTTGCTTCTTCAACATTCTGTTCGAAGGATTTGTTTCCATCCTTATCCGGAATATCAAAGTCGATTACTATGTGGTTTTCCGGGACTTTAACATAATGGATTTTAGAAGTGTCCAAATCGGACAGCTTCGTTTTTACCTTGTCCCATTTCATGGAAGGCGTCTCCTTGTCGGTTGCATACTGCGCTGGACAATCAGAGCACACCTGATCGAAAATGGATTGGGTTGCATTAAACTGCAATAATGACGGTTTCTCTTCCGACTTTTCCACAATGGTTTCCTCTTCAAATTTTTCAGTCCGGAATCCGATATAATAGCTTCGCACTCTTGAACCGTCCTCCATGTTAAATCGCTCTTTGTAATCGTGGAAATAGTTCTTCAGCTCTTCCTTAAAAACTCTCTGAGAAAATGGATAGCCTACTTTTGCCTCGTCACAGTAGGTCTTATACATCTCCCAGGCAGCCTTCAAGGTTGTACCGTTTTCCCGTTTGAACACATGGTAGGAGTCAATGATGAAGTTATAGAAATCGTTGGAAGCTCCCAGCATTGCAATGGGAATATAATCGTCATATAGACCAGGATTATTTAGATAGACCTCCTGACAATGATAAGCGATTGGTCCCAATTCGAATTCAATCTGTTTCATGGTTGCCTTGTATTCCTTCGGACTCAGCTTATTCCCTGAAGGAGACACATCAATCAGTCGTCGAATCAAACCAGATTTTGCATCCGTAATTTTCACTGGCTTGTTGGTACCCATGAACAGAAAGCATTTGAACCGATTGGAATAGGTTGATTTAAACTTCTCATTCACGGTCATCAACTCATGGGATACCAAACTGTTTAACCGGGTATTGTCTTCAATTCTCGACAGATCGCCATCATGCTGAATCGCCACAAGAGGATTGCTCTTGAACGCCTCCAATGCGAATGAATTGCTGGATGAGCCAAGAGCTTTTGCGTCAAAGACCGAATAATATCCTTCAAAGAGCTGCTGAATGATATTAAGGACTGTGGATTTACCTGTTCCGGCAGCTCCATAAAGAACCATAAATTTTTGCAGTTTTTTTGATTCTCCGCACACAATAGAACCGATCGCCCATTCTATCTTTTGTCTTTCTGTTTCCGAGTACAGAGTAGACATCAATTTGTCATAAGCAGACAAATCGCCAGCTTCAAGCGGATATTTCAGCTTTTTACTGGCGTAATCTTTTTTATCGGTCTTTGTGTTGGAGAATATCAATTTGTCATCCAGCATGTGGAAAGAATCCCGCATTTGTTTCTGACAATATTTGTGCCAGGAATCAATCATTCCGGATTCTGCATCCCACATGTGAAGAACTTTAATCTCAGAGTCAAAGCGCTGGCGGCTTTCTTCTGCGTATCTATCCAGTTCACGGTCAATGAGTTGCAAAGCATCTTGTTCGTCCGTAGACCATAAACCTCGTTCCTCAATCCAGATAGCGTAGAAGTCACCACCTCGAATCATCAGATCGGAGCTTTTCTTAATAATGAACTTCGGATAGATTTCAATTACACCACGCTTTGTACTACGTGTGGAAATCATCAAAAAGTCGATCATCTCATTTTTTACTCTCCTTTATCGCGCTTCATTTCCTCTATTGTCGATTCCAGCTTCTCAATCCTCTTTTTCTGCTCCACACGATCCAGCTCCAGGAGAACCAGATTAACCGTCATAATAAGAGCAAGCGTGCTTAATTTCCGGTTATAGCGGGCCTGTTTGTTCATAGATTTCCGAATGGACCGGATTGCCGCCTCCGAATTGCTGAGACTTCCAAAAATATAATTCATAACCTCACACATCTTACTTTTTTCCTCCCTTCATTCCATTCAGAAAACTGGTAATTGTCTCGAATCTCCAATCTTTCTGACTATGATAAGTGAATATAAATTCCTGACCATTTTTCTGGCGGATACGGATGCTGTTCCTTCCATTTGGGAACCATACATCAACCCGATCCCCTGAATAATCAGGAAAATAGTTTTCAAACCACTTCATTACTTCGCTGTGGCTCATAGTAATCCCCCCCCCTTCTAAGCATTTTCGTCCAAGTACCAGCACATCTGATACCAGATTTCAACAGACCTCAAATCGTATCGACTGTGATTTACGGTAAACAACCCACCGTCACCATTGCGGCTATACTTCCGATCCAGAAATCTCTGGACAATGTCCTCGACATAATCCCGATCAAACTTGGAATCATTCATAGAACCAAGGCCAAGATTGACAATCATGTTCCAGAACCACTGTCCAGTTCGGTTTCCAACGTCCGGATCGTCCATAATATGTTCTTCACAACGAATCGCAAGCGCAATCATCATTTCCAGTACACTGCACATCCGATTATCCAAATATGCAGAGATCATGGAGCTGCTGTATCCGTTTTCATAACCAAACCGATACCTTAAATCCACTCCGTCCTCCGCCCGATTTCCATCCATCGGAATGCTGTATGTAAATTCAATTCGATGCAGCTCTCTTAAAAGCTTCCGATACGATAATTTCTTTGAATATCTTCCATCAAATACAAGCTGATACATCCAATTAAAATATGCATCATTAAGCTCGTTCTTTGTCATTATTCCTCCACTCGATGCGGCATTGTCTTTGCGACATCCGAGTAGTTTCTCTGGTCAAGCAGGATTTCATAATCGCACTTTAACCGGTCGTTTCGGACAAATACGGAGTCATCCTCATATTCACCAAAATGATTCAGGGATTCCTCGCCGACAATTTCATCCACATCGTCTACCTCTTCATCATTTTCATCAGCCAGAACTTCGTCTGCGTAGTAAGTAAGGCTGATTTTCTCATACTCTTCAAATTCGCCGAATTCGTCCGGCGAAATGACATAAGGCTTTTCCACAAACGCCTCTCCTTTCTTTTCCTCGACACTCCTGGAATAATCCGTATAGCCCTCTTTCTGAATGATGGATACGTATTTTTTGAAGTCCACATCACCCTCGTCCTTCTGAGTTCTGTCTTCTGCTACTTTAAGTCCGTCTCGAAAGCCTTCTACGAAACTCTTTCCGGCTTTTTCTATACTCTCTCTTGTGGCATAAGCCGCTTTCACAGAATCAATTTCTTCCTGGGCAATCAACTCATATTTCCGTTTCAGCAGTTGCCATGTGCACACAGAGCCTATCCCTGCTCCAGCAATAAAAGCAAGGAAAGCCATTCCTTTACTGCTCATCCTCTTCCTCCTCGTTTCTGATTGTCATCACGGTTATTGCCAAACCGCCAAAAAGAAAAGAGACACTCAACAGAATGCCTCCCATAATATGTCTTTTTCTCTTGGTATCCAGAACATAATCCAGTACCGATATTACATTCTCCAAGCCGTCCATATTAGTGCTCCCTTCCTGTTGACAGAATTGCGATTCCACCAACAAAGCAGATACCGGACATTGCCGCTAACGTATAAGATACAAACGCTAAAAGATTACGCATAATGATTCTCCTTCCTTATTCATACTTTGAAAAATAATGATTCCCAACCTGGAACATCGGAACGCCATATGCGCTGTATTCTCCTGCTGTGAAGAATACGACATCATAATTAGTTCTCGACTCCAACTCCTCGTAGACGAGCTCGCAAATATCCTCTTGGACTTCACATCTGTCCACTCGTCCGTTCCACATGGATGAAAATTGATTTGGCTGATAAATCACCTCATATACGGTATCCGGGAAATATTCCGAATCTACCCGGTTAAGTACCGTATCAATAACCAGGCGTTTTCCTTCTTCACATTCGCCTTCGGCTTCCGCCATCGTAACAAGGGCAATCAGCTCCACATCTTCCCTGGACATCTCGGGTATTGCTTCTGTTATCGATTCCTCCTTTTCCTCGACTGCAATTGGAATAGATTCCTTTTGCGAAACCGTAATAACCGGCTCGGTCTTTTCGACAACTATTGCTTTGGATATCGCAGCAATGTCTTCCCCGTCTGAGTGGAATTCGGATATAAATAAAGACGATGCTATTACGATACCGCACAATATCGGAACCGTTATTACTTTGATTAACCTGCGCATAAATTCCTCCCAAATAAAAAGCTATCCCTAAGAGTTACTGTAATTCTTAGGGATAGTTATAAATTTTTTCTCACATCAAATCCCAGATGTTTCCATCGACATTGAAATCCAGAAGGATTGCCTGATCAAATCCATTAACATAATCCGAATAACTCAGATTATCAGAATACAGGCCGAAGTCGATGTAATTATCGCCTTTGGGATTTTCCGGATCATAAACCCAGCCAACAATCTGTCCGGCTTTTGTTCTCGGAAGTCCGAGCATTTCATAAACCTCATTCAGAAATACACGCTTCTTCGCTTTCAGCAGGTCATTCGCATAACGCTCCTGGGCTTTGATGAACATCAAATTGTATTCATTGTTGCTTTCCCAGTGAGGATTCAGAATGGAATTCCCATCTTCATCCTGCGTGTACTTTTCAAAGAATCTGGCATAACCGCTGATATCCGCCGGACTTACCACAAAGCCGTTCTTCTTAACTTTCTTCTCTTTTCCGGTCTCCTCGTCAATAACTGTTTCGTCAAACTTTTTGGCTTTGAGATTATATTTCAATTCACGGTCAACCTCTTCACCAAACCGTTCAATAACACGACTGCGATACTCTTTGAAGCCCTTGTCGATAGCTGCATAAGCTGCTCCCAGAGCCACATTTCTTTTGCGAAGAATGTTGTTGGATGCCAGAATACTGGTAATCGACAATGCTCCGAGTACAACAGAGGGCCCGTACAGCTTAGCGAATTTTACTCCGGTCTGGACATAAACAATCGCCAAATCCTTTTTGGCATCCTCACTGGAATACTGCCCCTTCACAGATTCGTCTTCCTCGCACTTATGAATTGCTTCGATATCTTCCTTCGTCTTATCCAGAATTTCTCCAACCTTTGTCGTTGCTTTACACGCCATTACCGCGCTTGTAATCACGCCAATAACGCCGGCCACGACGAGAATCTCCGGACTATGCTTCTTTAACTGGAAACTGGTCTTGGTAAGAAAACCATTCATGCTCTTTACAATCTCTGCTTTTTTCATGGTTATTTATTCTCCTCTTTTACTTTTTCTGTTTTCTTTAAATGGTCAATCAGATGCTGTGTGTACCAAAGAATTTTCTCCAAATCCTGGATTCCGTTTTTCTTCTTCCAACGACAGGCATATTTTATGATGTTTGCGGTATCGGTAGCCTCAATTCCCTTTAAATCAAAAGTAAAGGCTTCGATCACATCAATAACTTCCATACCCATTTCGGAAATATAATGATCCGGATGAGATACCATCCTGTCTTCTGATTCATACATCTCGAATTCCTCCTTTACAACGGCATCGGTTTAGGCAGTTTCAAAATATAACCATCCCTTACCCGAACCGCTCTGCATCCTCCGATATCGGTCCAGCCATATTTATTGGCAGCATAGTTGTCATTGGATACGTTTGCCAAATCATAAAGATCCGCGACACTGACTACCTCATACTGCGCAATAATCTCGTTCATAGCATCTAATACCGACTCGGCATCCCCGCGAGTTTCAAATAAGAGTTCGTCATATTCGTAGCTCGTTCGGCTCTTCGGTGCTGTATAATCTTTCTTTCCGCTGTCGTAATACTTCTGATAGGATACCTTTGACGCCGTTGAATTCTTTTTCGACTTTCCAGCCTCGCCATAAAGAATCATATCAATACCATTGGTTACTATATCGGAAATTGCCTTTTTAATCGCCGGAACGAGAACGTCCATGACAATATAAGATTTCACATTATTGACATCTTCAGAAATGAATACGTCCGCAAACTTCTGCATCTCTGATTTTTTCTTCGGTTTTACCGTCCCAGAAATCACCTTTTCTACACGCTTTTCGGGAACAAGGTCTTTCTGCTCCTCCTTGGACTTGTGGGAATTCGGCTTATATTCCTCCATTAAGTTGTCTCCTTTCCACTCACTAAACTAATCTTTCCAGGCAATATAATCTTTGTACCCGGAAGTCGATTGTTCTTCTTTTTAAATTGATAGGTAAGATTTGACCTTGCCTTCTTTTCAGAGACCGCCCGTGTAGAAGCAGTCCAGCGATTCGCAACGCAGTTGTCAAATTCCATCACTGGTCCGTCATACAAATATAAATTCATCAATATCACCTCCGGATAAAAGAAAAAAGGGAAAGCACCTTGTTACAGGTACTCTCCCTCGTGTTGAAACACATTTTTTCTCTTTAAGCTTCTTCGGAATCCTCTTTCTCGTTTTCCACGATCGGCTCTTCAGAATCATCCCACTCAGCGTCGATAATCTGCTGCTCCTTCTGGGCTTTGATCTTGGCGACCATCGGCTTACCCACATACTTGTAGATTACAACACCTGCAAGTACGGCCAAACCGATACCAGCCGCAATCTTAAACCCTTTTCCAGAACTCGCTTTAACGACTTCCTCAGTAGTTGCCTCCATAACCTCTTCGTTGTTCATGATTTCGTTGGTTTCCATGTTTATTCTCCTTTCAATTTTTGAAAATGTGTGGTTCTTCTTTCATTAAAGCCGCTGTATTTTTCGCGCGTTTATAACAGATTCCGGTAATCATATCGTGGAGCTACACTATAATCAATTACCAGACACGGGGTTCCATCGCTGGCTAACTGAGAGCTAAATGATAAATCAATATATCCACTATCGACATTCCATCCGAGCTCGTCCCCAAGTTTGACACTGTCCAGGCCGATTTCGTAGTAGAAGTCATTCAGAGATACATACATATCATCCAGCATCTGCCGATTCAGTTCGCACTCTGCTTTTTTGATCTTCTCAATATCGCTTTTGAAATATCTTCCGGAAATTGCATCATAGCAGAGTGTGTTCCCCTTTTCTGTAATGATTACCTCTCTTGTTACCACCGGATTCTTTTCAACCTTATCCTTAGCGACGGCATCTTTCACAGCCTCATTCTTCTTCTCCCCAAACATCTCGATGACTTTTCCCTGATAGTCTTTGAGTGCGGATTCGGATAAGGTATATGCTGTTGCAAGTGCGGCATTTCTCCGAGCATTCACTGAGCTGGCTCCGATTAGGCAGGCAACAGAGAGTGTGCCTGTAATCGCTGCCGGAATATAACACGCCCATGCGGTTTTCACCATGTCAACTGCTTCAAGCTTTTCGGCTCCGATTTCCTCTTTTCTCTCTTCAATGAGAATCAGTGCCTTGGGCGTTGCTCGTACAGCCATAACGGTTGTTGTGATCATACCCGCAATACCAATTCCGGTAAGAATCTCCGGACTATGCTTTTTAATCGCTGTTTTCAGTGACAAAAGGCTCTTGGCTATTTCTTTTTTCATTACTTCCTTCCTCCAATTCCTAAAGCTGTTTTGGATAACTCAAGAACCATGTGAAACGCCTCATCTTCAGTAAAGCCGGCTTCTACAAAGCGATCCTTCAGGTTCTTCATCTCAGAAGCAGCCTTAGCAAACATCTCTTTCTCCTCCAGATTTTTGATCTCCTGTTTGAGAAGCTTAATCTCGTTTTCTTTCTCAGAAATCTCTTCCTGTAAGGACTCTTTTGTTACCTTGTTCTTCGGATTCCAGCCTTTAAGAGTCTTATAAGACACTTTGTTTTCACGGGGCACAGGGCCCCTGGATTCCTGCTTAACCAACCAGAATTCCGGACGAACTCCATAAGAGGCCGAAGCGCCGGCGTAGTACGGATAGCCACGGTTGCTCACAAAAGCAAAAACAGCCGAAGAAAACTCCTCTTTTGTAGCATTCCTCAGCCATCCCCATGCAAGCTGATCCTCAAAACAAGCAATCCGATTCTTGCATTCCTTCATCAAAGGAAGCTGCTCATCGACATCCGGTTCCAGATTTTTGTTGTCCCATTCGTCCTCATGACCCACAATCTGACCAACAGTGGGGAGTGTAAGACCATAAATCTTGTCACGCAATTCCTCCGGAAACGCCATAAACAGAACCGTATCCATCCACTTCTTCAAATCGGACTTTTCAAATCCGCCTTTGTTTGTGTCTCGGTTGTTCATCGGTTGACGGGTAACGTAATCGTCAAATATAAACATGACACCCTCGTCCGTAATCTTGTGAGCTGTCGCCGTAAACTCCCCAAGCTCCGCCAGAGGAATAACCATCTGGTCTCCTACCTGGATATTTGCTGTGTCGATTTCCTGTTTTCTTAATACCTTCATGATGTTTCTCCTTTCGAAAATATAAATTGTTGTGGTTATAAAATAAGACCGAGAAGTGTCTCGGCCGTATTTTCTGCTACTTGAAATATGTAGTTGTTTGTTGGCTCGTCCGACATATGAAGGAATAACTCCATTTTCAATATGAAGCCTTCTATCACCAGGTCTGCTTCTGTCATCGGATGATCCATAATGGCCAGTAGAATCTCATCAACCGCCCACCTTTCATACGAACGCTCCATGATGGATTGTTTAGGCCAGTTTTCTCCAGGCTCAAACAGATGCTCATTCGCATAATTTAGGATTTTTTGAATAACCTCGTCATTCATCAGCATTTGCTCCAAACTAAAAAGAAAGAGCCCTTGTTAGGACTCCTCTTCGTTTTCATCGTCTCTTTTGGCAAGTGCCTCATTAACCTTTTCCTCAATTTTTTCATCCATTTTCTTTTCGTTTACCCAATCGGTAAGGACACTCACTCCAAATCCGATAACGGTAACTGCGATACCAATGGCCTTGATAAAATTTTTGTTCTTCATAAAGCATTAGCCTCCTTTTCATAATACGGTCTGTAATTTTTGCGAATCATTCAAACTTGTTGACTGCCATTGTGTCGATAATGATACACTCCAGGCCATCTTCTAAAGTTGATTTATAATTATCAAAATCCAACCAATAACAATCCATTTCTTCCACCATATAGGAAATATCCCAACCGAGATCATCACCTCCGTCTATACCTTCAACTCCAAGGAAGGATAAATATTCGTTTAATGAACAGTCACCCCTGATAGCAAGATTCCGATTTACATGATACTGGGCGTTTAACACCGCTGCCATAGTGGTTCTGAAATACTTCTTCGAGGAAAGATCGTAAAAAAGTAACCGCTCACTCTCTGAATCCATATCCATGTTATAGACCTGATAGCCCCAATCGTATGTAGACACCATTGCATCTTTCGCCATTTCAGCATGGATTTTGTCATCTGCATCTTCCCCATAAACAATCTTGGCCGACTTCCGATATTGTTTATAGGATTCATTGAGCATGGCATATGCGCTCATCAAAGAAGCCTGTTTCTTTTGATTTAGTGTATTTGCTCCAAAGATGCAGACAATAGTTGAAATTCCAAGCAACGCAGAAGGAATATAAGACGGTCCAGCCACTCGGATAATTTCCACTTTGGTTAGATTTTCGCCCTTCTCTAACTCCGCTTCTTTCAGCAGTTTTACCGCTTTGGGGGTTGCTCGAATGGCAGTAATGGTCGTTACGACAACTCCAACAGAAGCCACTACTGTTAAAATTGTCGGAGATGAGCAATATAATTGGCGCCCAACTCTTTTTGAGATTTTAACTTTTCGCATGATGTTTCTCCTTTCGATTTTAAATCGGTACTACTACTGATGGATTAAGAATAATGATAGAGTCACAATCCCAACCATATAAACCAAAATACATATCGTCAGCCTTTTTGTCTTTGTATTCGTCCCCATACCAACATAATTCGATTGCATCATAGCCTTGTCTTACACATTCTTCAAAGTCGATTACCTTGTTCCAAAAAATAGAATAGTTACTCCCGATAGTTGGTAGACAGTCTAAATCTTTCATACAATGAATAGTGGCAACTTTTGAACCATCACATAACTGAAATTTAAAAGAGTTATTCTCATTGCATTCTCTAAACTCCTCCCGTTCGCACCAGTCCTTCCATCCAAAAGTCGCATCCTGGCGAGACGCCCATAGTCCACCAAAAGGTTTGCTCCAATTTCTATGATTGCTTATCGGAAAATTTCTTGACGGTTCAAAAGATGTAGAACCATAATGAACGTATATAGGATTTTGCATGCCGTTCTCCTTTCGTTTTATCCTATTCCATAGCATATAATAGGTCTTGAATGTTTTCGCCGACCATCTTAGCGGCAATAAATATAGAACTGTTCTGCTGATTCATAGAAGCATAGTCTTCCATTTTCTCTGTAAATAATCGGGCCATTGCTTCCAGATTTTTTATGGACGTTTTGGTTTGGGGGTAAATATGATTAGCTACATAATTTCGAAATTCTCCAATCGCCCATAAGGTATTGCTCGTCTTTGCAAATCCATCCTTGTCAAACACCGGATTCGGCAACCATTCGTCCATTTCGTACATATCGCACAGAATCAATTCCAATTCGTCCAAACTCAAGTTTCTAACCACCTCCTTAAAATCCCCCTTTCCTGATTGATAAAAAATAAAAGAGAACCAGTATCAGATTCGAACTGATTTCCTCCACGGAAATGTGGCGCTCTACCAATGAGCTAACTGTTTCTCCATAATAGGAATTGTAAATTTTGCGAAGTAAAAAGAAAGAGCCATTGCTGGCCCAATCCTTTTAATTCAAACCGATCTTCTTCAGAATTTTCATGAGTTCTTCTTTGTTCATATCTGCATCAATACTCACATGTACGTGCGCTTTCTCATCTGAAATCGAAGCATTCAACTCGTTTAACTGGATATCCACGTTATATCCCAGTTTTTTATGTAATACCCCTTTTGCTAATTTCGAAAGCAACATCCGTGTAAACTTTGAGCTGATTTTCATTTCATCCATCACCCTTAAACTCCTTTCGCTTTTAATCAGTTTTCCATAAAAGGAGCTGTGATTTTTGCGAATTAAATATCCCGTCTGTCAAAAACGGTTTCCCACCGTTCCCTCTTAATTGGCTTCATTTTTAAGGCCCACATAATCTGACGAATTGTTACTGTCGGATAAAGCCCGTCCGTAGCCATCCCTGAACGTATATCAAAGTATTCTTTAAAATGCGGATGCAAATATAAATCATCCGTAATCCATGGGTCCACTTCTCCCCACCAGGTTCTCTTGGTTTTCTCATCGAACCGCTGTTGAATAACTGCCAGTCCCTTTTCCCCGATTTGGAACAGCGTGCAGCAATGATAGACCGGATGATCGCAAAAATATACTTTTCCATACATCGATAAATAGATGTCCGGTTTTTCATAATGGTATCGCATCATTTATTCTCCAAAAAGAAAAAGCCTATGCCGAAACATAGACCTTCTCTCAATAATATTTTTAGTCATCAAATAGCTTACATGACGTTTTGCAATACGGATATGGTCCTCCGCAGGCTCTGCATCCAGCTGGCGGAATATCTCCTTGTTCCATATCGAGCATTTCTTCCGTCCATTCTACTTCTTCATCGGACTCATACTCATAATCCTCTTCGTCCACCTTTAATCCACACGATGGACAAATATAAACTCCGCATCCAGTCTTCGGATCTTCTGCTTGCCTCATGACGGCTCCACACCGATTGCAAATCGCATATCCGTTATTCAGGTACTCAATCAATTCAATACCTTCTGGTTTGATAATTTTGTGGCTCATAAATATTATCTCCTTTCGTTTTTCGAAAGAACCGCTATTATTGTACGGTTTCTTCCGGTGTACGGTCAAGAGACAAAGAGCTCTTTGTAGCATCTCCTTTCCATAATAGCGTCTGTAAAAATCACGCAAAAACGAAGAGGACATGTATAAATCACGCCCTCCTCATTTCTGACCGGTTAATTATTTCTTTGTCGGTCTAAAACGATTGAACAATCCCCTGAATGTTGTCGAGGTATAGGTTCCGGTTTCCTCAAACTTGAATCCTTTCCGCATCCAGATACCGTAGAACATCAGTGGTATGAGGAGCTCTGCCGCCGCTATTCCCAATTTGAAATATCGATCTTTCACCTGTTCGTCAAGCTGTGAGCGTTTATACTGCTCATCCTGTACATCAGCCTTGATCTGCTCATCCAACTGTGATTTCTTAATCTCGTTTTCCCGGACACTCGCTTCACTTTCTAATGTACGCCGGCTTCGCTTATCCTCCGCATCCAGCTCGCTTTTGGTTTCCTCGATTCTCAAACGGTACAACTTTGCCAGATCCTCTATAGCTTTTGATTTCTCTTCGCTACCCGAATCCAGAGAAGATATCGCCTGAATCTCCGCTGCTATCTCCTCGTTCAGCAATTCTTTGATGTTTTCACCCATTTTAGTTCTCCTTTCGTGAATTCATTAACTGTTCCATAAAAGGACTTGTTATTCGTGCGAAATATAATCTTTGAGGTTGACCTTCAAAACTACATACTTTTTCTTGTATATTGCACTTGCCCCCTTATGAGACAGTTCCAGAAATAAATAGGGCCCGCTGTCTGGATCAGATTGATCGACTCGCAGCGAACCCACAACATCTTTTCGGAACACCTGTCGTCCGAAGACAATCCCAATAACGATGCCAATAATCATACAAAGAATGAGCTCCATATTTTGTCCTGCCTTTCAAAAAGTTTTCCCAAATTTCTCACCCGGGATTTTTTCACATATCAACATAGCATGTTTTTCGGATACCTTGATACTGTGTTTTAATCTAGGATAAAAAGAAAGAGCCGTTTCCGGCTCAGTCTCTTAGTTTACTATTTTTGCATACCCTCGCCCTCGTATACGATCTTCTTTCTTATGTCGGACCAAGCAATATACCGTTCTTTTCGACACACTGGGCAATAGAATTTGCACACCTTTCCTCCGATGTCCACCACCTCTTTGCTGTCCGCTTCCAATCGGCTCTGACAATTCGGACAGTTGAAACGGTAGACTTTCTTGACTGCTATGTCTACAATCTTCATTTCAATCCCTCGCTTTATTCAGTAACCAGAAGAATCGTCTGTACAAGTTGTAATAAACATCCTTGCAGCATGGGATATTTAATCTAGCTTTCAAGATGTCATAAGACCATCCTTCGGTTACGCCTTTTAAAATATAATTGGATAATTCCGCATCTGTTGCAATCGCCGTTTGCTCGACCGTTTTCATACGATCCAAATAGTAAGATCGAGCTTCTGCACATCGAGCAGTCGGATCGCCAGCCGTTCTGTTCTTTGAGAATATCTCCATATCAGAAGGCCGACGACTAAGCCCGTCCAGAGCAGCATACGCTTTCTTCCATATCGGATACTGTAAACAGAAATGCTTCAATTCATAATACCGGTGACGTTCAATCCAATATGGGTTTTTCTCGGATAATTCTGGACGAATTGTTGTTCCCATATTAACGTTTCTCTCCTTTCCATAAATATCCGGTTTCTTCCCAGAGCCGCTTTGGAGAAATATAAAAGTTGATGCGTCCATACTTTGAATTCATCTCTTCGATGTTGGTAATCAACTTTCCGTTTCTAGTGGCCTTTCCAATGGGAAGCCATCCGGATATAATACCGGCTCGAACCCAGGAAGCGTCTTTCCCGTACACTCTGGCAACGACCGCTACCGGAACAGAGCCAGGAGCAAATATCATTTCTTCCATTGGCTGTTACCTCCTTTCAACGGCTATTCTAGGATAGGAACCGCAGTTTGTTAAAACAACCTCGGTGGCAAAATGGCAAAAAGAAAGAGCCCTTGTTAGGACTCCATTCTCTTGAAATATAATTTTTGCTGCTTTGCTCTCATTCGTGTCAGTTCGATTTGAATCGCTTCCGCCTGACCAAAATTCTTACATCGTAAAAGCATATCCTCAAATATCCGAATCTTAGTCTGTAAGTGCTTTTCCTCTTTTGACATCATGAATCTCCTTTCGTTTTATCTTTCACAAAAGGAGTTGTAATTCCTGCGAATTCCTCCATCGAATCATCGTCATTTCACAAGGGTAATCCTCGTACCCATATGTTTCACAAGTAATAAATCCTTCCAGAACGCCACGAATTACCTCGGCTTCGTACTGTTTGTATGGAAAAATATAATCCGGCAATTCTCTATGTATCTGTCCGCACTCAGGACAACGAAACCGTTCAACCTTTACCCATGATGTCTTTCTTCCTTTGGTTCGTACAATTCTTGATACATTATCATACCGTTTCACCCTTGCCCCACAGTTCCGACAGGTTAATTTTTCATCACTAACCATATACCCATCCCTTTAAAAAGTTTAGTGTAGGAGTTGACAATTCCTACACCATCATATATGATTACTGATGATAAATCAACCTTGCCACACAGAAAATCTCGTTTTAGAAGAGTATTGAGGAGGTATGAAGCATGTTGATAAAATGCCCCGAATGCGAGTTGCAGGTAAGCGACAAAGCAACATTCTGTCCCCATTGCGGCTATCCCATGCAGCCAGACGTTAAGCCGAGGAAGCCTCGAAGCAAAAATAACAAGCGGAGACGACTCCCCAATGGCTTCGGACAGATCAGCGAAATCAAGAACCGGAATCTCAGAAACCCGTTTCGGGCCATGGTTACGGTTGGAAAAACGCCAGAGGGAAGACCGATCTGCAAACCGTTAAAGCCAGAATCTTATTTTCCAACATATAATGATGCGTATGCAGCCTTGGCGGAGTACAATAAGAATCCGTATGATTTGGAACCTGCTATCACAGCAAAAGAACTGTATGAAAAATGGACCGAGGAATATTTCAAAACTTTGAAGAATGATTCCAGCGCAAGAGCCGTGGACTCCGCCTGGGCTTATTGTTCATCTGTCTACGATATGCGAGTTATGGATATCCGAGCCCGCCACGTAAAAGGCTGTATGGATGAAGGAATCGCCATCGTAAAGGGAAAAGAACAGAAGCCAAGCGCCTCCATGAAGAATAAAATCAAGTCCCTATTCAACCTGATGCTGGATTATGCTTTGGAATATGAGATTGTCAAACAGAATTATGCTCGAACCTTTACCTTGACCGATGAAACCATCAAGGAAATTCAGACCGTCAAGAAAGAACACATTCCGTTCTCCGACGACGAAATGAAATTGCTTTGGGAGCATGTGGATGATAAATATTGTGTTGATGTCCTTCTGATTCAGTGTTATTCTGGTTGGAGACCACAGGAATTAGGGTTGATTGAACTGAGCAATGTTGATTTATCGAAATGGACCTTTACCGGTGGTATGAAAACAGAAGCCGGCGAAGACCGTACCGTACCAATTCATTCCAGAATCCAATCTCTTGTGGAGCGAAAATATAGAGAAGCCGAAAACTTGGGAAGCAAATATCTTTTTAACTATGTTGATCCGGATAGCCGACAGAAGAATATCAAGCTTACCTATAACCGCTATCAAAGGGTATTCAGCCGTATTCGTGATGAGCTCAATCTAAATCCGGAACACCGTCCGCATGACGGCCGTAAACACTTCGTCACGATGGCAAAAAAATATGGCGTGGATGAGTACGCTATCAAATATATGGTGGGACATAAGATAACGGATATTACGGAAAAGGTATATACAGCCAGAGAGTTTGATTGGTTGCGAGAAGAGATTGAAAAAATAAAATAGCTTGTAGACCGGACGAACTCCATCAGAGTTCGAAGCGTTGTAGTGGGTCGCATTGCCACGGTTGATCACATAAGCAAAATTAGCCGAAGAAACGACATCTCTGAGCCAGAAAAGTATTCGGACGCTTAATGAAGTATAGGAATATGGATATAGGAATGGTGCAGGAATAATGTACGAGTTACCTACATTTCCCCGCTTTTACCCACTCCTAACCACTTCTAAAAGTATTGATTTTACTGGATTTTTGACATATCTCTTGTCTAGTAAGTTTCTATTATAGAAACACAAAACCCAGTATTTTCAATACTCGAATGGCAAAGGTGTAGGAATGCTCAAGAAGTAAATGACATTTCTACACCTTTTTCCACTCTGATTTACGTCTAATTCATGATCCGTTTATACGGTAGAACTATCTTCTATGATGTCTCCGGACGAATCAAATATCACATTATTTCTCGCTTTGCGATACACAGTCCGCCCATAAAGAACATCCCCAAAAGAATCCTGTATTGCCTGTCCGTTCGAGTCTTCTAGAACATCGAGAAATGTAAACTCATTTGGATAACCAGCAAAGGCTGTTCCTGTTATTAACGTTCCGTCTGCTTTATGGGCAGTATAACCACGTAATAGAGATTCTTCAGTTACAGTATCTCCAGTCAGATCTATGAGGGTTCTACCGCTATAAATGACTTTACTTGTGGCCATTTAAGCCTCCCTCCTACCCAATCGTAACTGTTGTACCTCCAGCCGGATTTTCACTTTCCTGATATGGAATTGCTTCTACTGTAACCTGGGATAAGTAATTATAACCTTCTTCGGAATCAGGCAATACCGTCTGAGCTTCTGTTGAAGGGGTAACGGTTTTTGCCTGAGGCTTTGCGTCCTCTGTACCAGACATAGAGCCTTCCACGCCAAGGATTGTGATACCCTCCCTAATATTTTCCGGGATAATCTTTGCCTGTTCTGTGGTATTGATCCCAACTTTGCCAGAACCATCATGATAACCCAGTGGCACCGTATATTGCTCTTCCTTTGAAGAAATAACACCTGCCACAGCGCCATTATTCTTCATGGTTCCCGTCAGTTTCTGACCTCGTACATACGCGGTCTTCCCCTGAAGGATTTCAGCAACAGCCGCCGTTGCATCGGAAGAGTTTACATCATACTCACATGTACCTGTGATCGGCTCCCCCCCCCTTGTCATGGGCGGTAAAGCCGGAAAGAATCTTATCAGCAGTTACGGTATCGCCGGTCAGATCGATCAGTGTCTCTCCACCATAAATTACTTTGTTAATAGCCATATTCTCTCATCCTCTCTTTTTAGACATAAAAAAAGAACGGTTGCCCGCTCCAGTTACTCATTATTCGTCTTTATTTGCCTGCTTAATAATCTGATTTACATAGGTGCTGAGGCCCGCCATTAAAATTCCCTGAACGATTGCTGTGAATATAGCCATTGCAATTTCCTGACCGTTCCCCAGCGGACACGTTGCCAGAACCCAAATCCCACAAAGGACGATTCCGGCGGCACCGAGAATCAGCGGAATATACTTGTCCTTAATTGTCTGCGTCTGTTTCAGACCCATACCACAGAAGTACAGGACAATCGCCACGACGATCAGTTCCGGCTGCACATAGTTCATAATCTGTTCCATCATGATTTTTCCTCCTACATTCCGAATTGTTTAAACAGAAAGCCAATCACAATACCGACAATCGCCGTTATTGCATAGCTTACTACTTTGCGCCACATCTCGCCATCCCTGGCTTCAAGAACTTCTAGGCGCTTTCCTTGTTTTAACTGCTCTTTTAACATATTCTCCATATTAAGCGCCAATTTCTCAATAGAAGAATTCAAGCCCTCAATTCGCTTTGCGTTTTCTTCCAGAATTTCAATCCGTTTATCCTGTCGCTTGTTCTCTTCTTCGATACGTCGGCGAAATTCCTCATGTTCGGCTCTGGTAATTGGCGTATCCATCGGCCACACCTCCAACGTTATTTTTGTGGTGACTTATCGAATATCACCAACTTCTTATCGACTACCTTGACTTCTTTGTCATACAAGTCCTCATAAAGGCTTATTAAATTTTTCCTTTGCTCCCTGGATAAAAGCTTATAAAAACCTCCCATCCAGCCCCGAAACATATTCTCTACATTTTCATACGGAATCTCCTCGTTCTTTATCTTGACAGCGAGCTTTTTAAGTTTTCTGCGCATTGTAGTAACTCGCTTTGGGTTGATTCGTTTGATTACCTTTCCGGAATCCGTTAAGCTATACTTGATTTGCAGAAATTTATAAGTGCTGGAAATCTTCACAATTCGAGTTTTCTTCTTATTGATGTGAATTCCATACTCCTCCGCAATCCGATGAATGTTATCAAGCAAATCCAACAATTCTTCTTTGCTCGGATTCATGATGTACCAGTCGTCCATGTATCTTCCATAGAACTTTTGACTTCTTACATACTTGACGTAATTGTCAATCCGGTACGGATAATAAATTCCGATAACCTGCGATAACTGATCACCAATGTTCACCGATTTCTCCATCCATTTTTCGCCTGTCAGCTTGGATTCTGGAATATTTCTATACTCCAGCTTGTTGAATGTATCGGACATACATCTGGCATATTCTTCGTCCGTCATGTAAGAGACATCAATTTTAAATCCATCGAAAATCTGTGTCAAAAGCCAGTCAATAAATTCATCGTCATCGAACAGCTTTAGGAGTTCCCGTTTGGCAATCTCATGGATAATATTGTCGTAAAACTTGGAAAAGTCTCCAAACAATATCCATCCTTCATTTCCATACAACCGATAGTATTTACGGAGATGAATTTCGAACCTGTCCCGTTGATGGGAGATACCTCTTCCTTTAATCGAGGCGCAATTGTCATAGATAATATGCTTCTTCACTTCTGGAAGCAAAACTTCATCGCATAAGACATGCCGAATAATGCGATCCCGAATTTGGATACTCGTAATAGGTCTTACTCGGCCTCTCTCAAACAGCGTAAATTCCTGCGTCGGTCCATTTTGAAGGGTCCGATTCATCAGGTCCTCTTGAATGGAAAAGATATACCGAAGAAAATTCATCATGAATTTCTGTGTAGTCTCTTTCCATTTGCTAGTTTTGACAGAAACCTTGTAAGCCCTATACAAGTTGTTGGCGTCACAGATAATCTCCTCATAGTTCATAAATCATTCACCGTGATAGCAATACTTACCGTAGTAAATTGCGTCCGGCTTTGCTATTTATCCATTCGGAAAGGACAATGTCTCCTTCTCTGTTGGTTAGGCAGAGAATCCGGACGAACTCCATAAGAGTTCGAAGCGTCGTTGTAGTTCGTATTGCCATTGTTGTTCACATAAGCAAAAACAGCCGAAGAAACGACGCATAATTAGACATTACCCTCTTAACTGTGACTTGATTCGGTTATCTCGTTGACGCCACTTCTTTATCAATCCGATTTCTCGGTCGATAGCTTTAACATAGCGACTGTAGAGATTAACGTCCACTTCGAATATCTCAACGATTCGTTGCAACTCTTTTAAAAGTTGCTCGCAGTTTACTATGGCTGTATTCTGATAATCTCTTCTTTTCTCATATTCATGCAGCGTAGTCGGATAAATAGAATTTGCTGCTCGGACATTGCTGGTCAGCATAGAAGCCAACTGGTCAATACGATTTTTATAGTTCAGCATCAAATATCTATACCGTGAAAAATCTTCCGTTGTATCCTTTCCGTGAGCGTATCTTACACGGACAAGGTGATCCAAATCCTTTACTCCGAAACTACGCTGCATAAGATCAATTAACATATCATGTAATTCGATTGAATATGTAATTGCCTCGAATTTGGATTCAGTTCGATCACTTACAAGGACGCTCATGCATAGTCCTTATCTGTGATTTCTTTGAATTCTTCTTCTGTAATCCAATTCATTTTTACTGCGTTACGAACACGGGTTTCGTTCCACATACCCATATTGTAGTACCGCTTTACTTTATCGTAGTTTTTACTATGTTCTGCCATTTTTATGATCCTCCCTTACAGTTCAATTTCAGACATCATGGCAACATATTCGATATCCGACTGCATCTTGATAAATGCCAGTTCAGTTTCAGGAATATCCCGAAGTACAAACCAGTATTCCGAACCTACTTTGGAAATCTGAACCAGTTCCATATTAGTATGGATTTCATCCTTCTCGCCGTCGTTAATCGTTACGGACAGAAGATTTCCGTCAAAGACCGACTCTTCGATTTCGGTTGAAGAAATAAAATTATTTCCATTCAACTTCAAATTGTTAATGACTGTACCATCGGCCAGGGTAATTTTATAAATCTTATCATCCATTTTGATTCTCGCCTTTCTTTGGATTTTTTCTCTTTATAACACAAATAGTTGTCACCTGCGTACGGTTTTTTCATGGGGCACAAGGCCCCCGGATTCAGACTAACCAATAGCGAAGACCGGACGAACTCCAAAAGAGTACGAAGCGCCGGCGCAGTACGTATCGCCATGGCCGCTCACATAAGCAAAAACAGCCGAAGAAACGACATCTCTGAGCCAGAACGTTGCACGATTGGAAATCAACTTCGGGACTACCGTAAATAAAGCAAGCTGTGTCTTTCCTGTCGTATAACGGTTTACAATCGTTGTTCCATCTCCAGCCGGCGTAAACACTAAGCTTCCGTACATCATAATCTCATTTGGAAGTTCCAAAGTAGAATCAAACCATGCTCCCGCAGAAGGATAACCATTTGAGACTGCATTTGTCAGATATTCGCGGTGGGTAAGGATCAAGCTACCAAACGCACTTGCCGCCAACGTCTTTGCCTGTGCCAAATTTTCAGTATACATCTTAGAGCCAACATAACCGCCGGTTGTGATATTTGTCTCGTTCATCTGGGCATTATAAAGCGGCTTGTCCGGCATGATAACAAGATGAGGAGTCGTGAATGCCGTATCACCACAGTTATACCAGTAATCGAAGTCCACGATTCTCCAGGTGTAACTTCCAATTGTCCAATAATCGCCAAGGAAGAAACCTTTGAAAGTCCCATTCTTGATATTGGCTTTCTGCTCTTCCGTAACAACCGCGCCAAGATTCTTCCCTCTGTAAATCATTCGACGCTGCTCCTTCGGAATGAAAGCATCCAGAATCGCAAAGAGTGCGTCGTCCGCACCAATGGCTTTGTTTCCCTCGGCTGTTCCGATCAGAAGTTTGTCATCCGCTGAAAGAGCATTGATCTGTGTAAGCTCCGACAGATTGACACCGGAAATAAAATCCTGAGAGCTAAGAAGCTTAACCAGAGACTTTGCGAGGTCGCTGGCAAGAATGGTTTTCGTACCGTTGTTGCCATCAATCAGTAAAATACTGCTCGAATCCAGCGTTTGGACTTTCTCATAATCCGTAATTTTCATTTTTGACATGTCCTCCTTTTACCTAATACAAAAAATAACGCGGCCGTCGATTGGCTGTCCGTTGCTATCCAGAATCAAGGAGCTGGAATATGCACGCGCCACAATCGGGTCCACGTTACTGTCAATGATGATTCCCTCTGATGAATCGAGAAGATTGTCGTAGTTCTCGTATCCATTGTCATAAAGCTTGTTGTACACGGTGAATTCCGTCCGAATTCCATCTACAATTTCTTCCAGAATCTTCGTCCTTTCCTGCAACTCCAATATCTGGTTTGCCAGGTTCGCTTCCACGTCCTCCGAAAGAGTATCCTTCAACTGCTGGAACCACTCGTCAAACAATGCTTGAGCGTTCTCTCTCCATGCAGCCATTTCGGATGTATTATTATTCGTGTACTCGTTAAACCAGGACGCCCATAACTGTTTCCAGTGAGCGTTTGTCTCCTGCATATCCGCTGTCTGAGCAGCATACCAGTCGTCCCACTGTTTTTCCCATTCCAGATAAGATTGCTGGATTTCTTCTGTCTGAGCGTTGAACCATTTTGACCATTGCTCTTTCCAGAAGGCATTTGTGGCTTCCATATCGGATGTCTCTTTTTCATAGAAGGCATCCCACTGGTCTTTCCACTGCGCAACCAGAGCGTCAATAGACATCATCTCCAATGGAGCCGTTACGAACGGACACTCCGATGTACCAACCGCATTTGTAATGTCTGCCTGGCGAATGGAAGTAACCCCGGAATTCACCCGAATATACGCTAATGGATACTGCCAACGGTCATTTGTACTAATCATCGTTGGTTTCACCGGATTGGTAGCCGGCGTACCCTTAATGATTTTGATTGCATTTGCGCGGACCGATTCTCTGGAATCCACTTCCAAAACAACCGCATCAATTCGATTCAGAATCACTTCCGACTGCGGTACAGTCAATGGAAGTAAAGCGTCATTTAGTGTCCAGGTATGATTGAACCACGCCCGTCCGATTCCGACATTCACCATCATGCCAGTAGATGCATTCACCATCATAGCAGTCCCGACATGCTGCAAAATGCCGTCACGAATGATCCCGTCAAAAATACTGGACATTTGAATAGCGTCGTATCGCCGGTCTTTGTTCTTTGAGTTATAGAACCCATAAGTGACACTCATTTTTCTTCACCCCTTTCCTGCTATTCTACGGTAACGAATGTCGGATACGAATCGAGTCCTTCTTTGCTCTGGGAACGAATGAATTCTGTGACACGGGCTTTTCCTTCAATGCCATATTCATTTACAATCTGTACCATATCTCCCAGGAAGAAGTCCTCTCCATATCGATACATTCTAGTTGTTTCAACCTTACCCTCGAAGGATTTGGTTGCGATATTTTCGGCCAGATTCTCCAAACCTCTTTGAGAAAGCTGTGCGTTATACTCAGCGTCCGTCAAGGTTTCATTATCCACGGTCGAAGAAACATCCCTGGCATCCGTGTAAAGCTCCCTTCGATTCAAACCTGTTCCGGAACCAGACGCACAAGCTACAGTTGTAGTCCTCCGATCGGCTCCTTCTCCCTCTCCAGCAACCAAAGTAACGGTTTTCAAAGTCTTCTTTGATTCCAGATAATTGGTATTGATTACATTCTCAAATTTGGGAGAAAAGATGACGTATGGATTCGTAAACTGATCGTAAGAACGGTCCGCGCCAGCATAGAGTTTAAAGACAAACTTGTTATCATCGGACAGCTTGATTCGGAAACCGACATTTTTGGAATCGCACAGTTTTTTAATGGCATCATACAGATTATCTCCGGTAAACTGTGCATCTACCGTCAGTCCGGTAATCGCTGGGTCCGTGGATGCCTCAAATATCAGTCCTTCCACCTTTCGGGAAGCGTCAGAAGGATTGATGATATTCTCATCCAGCAACTTTTTGATTCCATTTTGAAAGTTTCCGCTCAGAATCGTTTGTTTCCAAATGATACGTCGCTCCAGAATAGATTCCAATGACCTTCCAGTAACCGTGAAGTGATTTCCGTTTTCGGCATCAGACTCAATCTTTCTATCCTCGACAATCATAGTCTGGTCGGATTCTTTCAGCCAGAGATAATAGTCGTCTTTCAGGATTTCAAGAACAGAATCATTGATGCTTGTATATACCTCGAAATCCCCATAGGCGGAATACCTCTCCGTCCATATCAGAGACTCGAAGGTATCAAGCACAGAAAGCATTTTTAGAGACGTATCCAGAACAATCAATTCCATAACTATACCCCCTCAAACGCTGTTCTGTTTTCGATCTTAAACTGCACATTGGTCGTTCCTTCTTCCACCACATAAGCGAAAATATTATCACCTTTGGATAGCTGAAACCAGTCAGAATCTTTATCCAGGCAGTTCAAAATATTGGTGTAGATACCGTTTCGAAGAAGCGTAATTGATTTATCCCCTTTAATGGTGGAGATAATGATTTCATCACCGGCAACCATTCCGGAACCGGTTAGCTGCTCCAGTTTATCCGTATCAATACGCATTACCTCTCTCGTCCCAGTATTGTAAATCGTGATATTTCTCACATTTCCGATAGCATGAATAGTAATCACAACGCCAATCTCAGCATCACCAGAGTAATACACCGTCTGCTCGGTTTCGTTCTTGATCTCGCCAAATTCGATTAGGGATTCGGTCAAAGATTCATTGGAAAAAGCGAACTCAAACAGAGGTTCCACCCCATAGAAGATCGTTGTGTTGGTTCCATCCGGACCAGCGGAATAAAAATAAGGATCGGGACACACGATGGAAATCTGTGTCGTTTCATCACTGCTGAAGATGTCCGGTTCGTTTGATTCCACATAGCCATAAGTCTCACAAATACGATTATCCGTCTCAATGAGAAGCGTTACTCTCTTCTTTATCGGAAAGTATTTGTAGGAATTATGCCTTGTATCTTCAATCTGCGGATTAAACATCAGCTTCAGAGACATAACAATATTTCTGGAATTTACTCTCGCTGAGTTATACAGCGATCCATCATTCGTAGAAATTTCTGTCGTGTTAATATCCGCCTTGCTCGGCCCCAATCCACTAATAGATTGAACAGCGAACCCGGATTCCTCCGGGAACGCTAATTCAAATCTTTTGGATTCGCCTAAGTAATTAGTTACAGTTACTGCTCTAATCATGTGTTACCCACCAGCCCTTTCATCGCCGAAAATTGGTTCTTTGTCTGCCGATAAATGTCAATTCTCGACAGAGCCTTAGGCGAATAATTGTTTTGCGTGAATTGATAGGTATTTCCGGTAGGAGAACTTTCTCCATTTTGAACTTCCATCTCAGAAACCCGGTCATTCATCCCAGTGCTGACGGACAATGCCTGATTTCTGCTAAACAGAGTATTCAGCCTTCCAGTCCCTGCTTCCACAGCGGACAGATCAAGAACCGGCCGAATAGTAGGCTGGACATCCATATCCGCATCCACATAATCTGCAATTCTGGAAATAATGTCATTTAGTCCGTCGATAGAAGATCTGGCAATTTCCCGTCCGGCTTTTCCAGCCTTGGAGACATTGTCAATCAACGCATTTATGAAGCCGACTCCCGCAAAGTTACCGATTCCATAAAAACGTTTAGAAGGAGAATGCTCGTCCAATTCATCTTCTGCCGCTTCAGCGGCTGCTGCTGCCATAGCTCTTGCTTTTGCTTCTGCTTTCCATGTATTTTCACTGATACCATCACAGAAACCATCGACCAGATATGAGCCGGCGGATTTGAACTGGCTATAATAATCTTTGATGGCGGTTATGGAACCACTCAGCGTCGTTGTGAAAGCAGTTCGGAGTTCACTATCCTTACTTCTCACACCTGCGATAAACTTAACCATGCATTCTCTACCTGTTGATGTGAATTCTGCATACTTATTTTTAATTACAGTGAGACAAGCACTGATAATGGTTGTGAATGCCATCCGCGCACTGCTGTCCTGTGATCTGACACCAGCAATCAGCTTCACCATGGTCTGGGTTCCGGTCGATGTGAATTCCCCATACTTATTTCGTATTGCAGTCAAACAACCGCTAACGATGTTGGTAAAGGTTGTTCTGGAAGGACTATCCTGAGACCGTACACCTGCGATAAACTTAACCATAAGCGTGGAACCGCTGGTCTGGAACTCGCCCTGTTTTCCATTGATTGCTGTCAATACGGCCTGAACCAGCGTGGTGAATGTTGTTGTCAGTTCGGATTTCTTTGCATTTGCGCCATTGATGAAGAATGACAGCATACTCGAAGCCGCAGCCGTTACTTTCGATTCTGCATTATTGAACGCGTTGATAAATCCGGTCACACCAGTTTCGCCAAGCGTTGTCAATGCGGAACTGAAAGAAGTCATACCGCTTGTATCCAGACCAACCATCCCATTTGCCATGCTTACAAGCCGATTTGTCTGAGTAATTACTCCGGACAGCAATGTCGTATCAATACCGCTGATACTGTTGTAATAATTGCTGAAATGAGCTCCAAACGAAGCCATATCGCTTCCGAAGCTGGCAAGTGTCATATCATCAGAGAACCATCCGCCTTCTTTGGGAAGACTTTTCTGAAGCTCAACAATGGATGTCGCAGCATTGGTCGTGGTAGTAACGATATTCGCATCTACGTCCTTCATATAGTCGGAGTATTGTGCGAAGCTCTTACCAAAGGAAACCAGGCTCGTACCAAAGGCTGCAATATCGTTGTCTCCGGTAAACCAGCTTACCAATCCACCCGTATTCGGTAATGTATTTGCCAGCTCAACCACTGCTTTGCCAGCCGTTGCTGAATTCGTAACAGCTTCCACATCAATACCTGCAATTGCGTCAGAGTAGGATTTCATTGCTCTACCAAACGGCACTAGCTTCTCCCCAAACGTATCCATGTCATTCTCTCCGGTAAAGAAGCCAACGACACCGCCACTGTTCGGTACAGTATTCGCCAATTCGATTAACGCCTTTCCTGCCGTAGCGGATTCCACAATCACATTTGCATCCAGACCTTTTACAGCCTGTGAGAACAGCATCATTGCCTCGCCAAACGGTACAAGCTGCTCACCAAACGCATCCATGTCATTTTCACCGGCAAAGAAACCTACCACGCCTCCGGAATTCGGAATCGTGGTCGCCATTTCAGCCATGGCCTTTCCTGCGGTAGCAGCATTCGTTACAGTGTCAGCATCCAGTCCTCTTACGGCATTTGCAAAGCCCATCATCGCCTCGCCAAACGGAATAAGCTGAGCTCCGAATGCACTCATATCATTTTCACCTGTGAAGAATCCGATAACCCCTCCAGAATTCGGAAGAGTTGCCGCCATCTCTGCAAGCGTCCTTCCGGCAGTAGCCGCATTTGCCACTAATTCCCCGTCCATACCGGCAATGGCGATAGAGAAATCCCGCATCGCTTCACCGAAGGGAACAAGTTGGGTGGCAAAATCACTCAGGGAAGATCCACCTGTAAGCCAAGAAGTCAATCCGTTCAGAATATCGGCTGCCGTCAAGATAAGGATGGTTTCCGCCAATGCTTTCACGCCGTCCAGCATGGAAGGATTAAGCTGCGTGGCACCTTCAATAAATGGCTGTACATTCGTCATAAATGCAGAAAGGTCAGCGCCAATTTGAGGGAACTGACTGGAGACTCCGGACATGAAGCCGCCAACAATGCCACCGACAAATTTGCCAATCGCAGTACCAATTCCCTGAAGAAGATTTCCACCCTCACCGATAAGCCATTCCAAACCCGGAATCTGAGCCAGAGCGCCGACAGCCGCCAGAACCAATGCCAATTCCGCAATGACTGCACCCATTCCGAGAACACCGACCATAGCCCCAGGTACCAAAGAAGCAACGGCACTAAGAGCAAGCATAATTGCTGAGAGCAAACCAATTCCAGCGATTCCTTTGATGAGTACATTCACATCAATACCACTCAAGGCATCAATTACCCCATCAAAGAAAGCCATCAATAACTCTACGCCGGCTTTAATCAATTCCGGCAGTTTCGTCGTGATAGCCTGAATAATCCCAATCAGAATATCGAATAGTTGCTCCACGATAGTCGGTGTATGTTCGACCAGAGCCGAAAGGACACTGTCGATAAGGACAAATAGCCCATCCACAACCGCCGGCACAGCCGTAACCAAAGCTTCGACCGCGGCAAGCACCAATACGGTAAATGCCTTAGCGATAGCTGGCCCGCCATTTGCGATTACTCCAGCAAGAGAAAGGATTCCTTCCCCGATAGATTCGAACAGCAACGGAATCAAACTGAGAATGCTGGATACTGCCACTACTAGAGATGCTGCTCCCGCTGCCCCAGATACCGCCAAAGCAGAAAGTCCAGTAGAAAATGCGAGAATTCCAGCACCTGCGGCCAGACATCCCACTCCCAATACAGCAATGGCGGCCGAAAGTCCTAAAATAGCTGGGGTCAATGGCCCTAATGCCACTCCTGCGACACCGAGAACAGTGAAGGAACCTGCCAGTGCCACCAGTCCTTTGGCGATGCTCTCCCAGGACATATTTCCCAATGACTTGAGAACTGGGGTAAATATCGCCAACGCGGCGGACACCGTAAGAACTGCTGCTGCACCCGGGAGTGCAGTCTTCATCGCATTAAGCGCCACAACAAGAATGGTCATGGAACCTGCAAGGGTTACTAATCCTCTAGCGATTTCATCCCAGGACATTCCGCCCATATTTCGGACTGCTTCGCCAATAATGAGTAATGCAGCACCTACCTCTACCATTCCAGTCGCTTTCGATATCATTCCATTCGGAAGAAGATTCATCGCAACTGTCACGGCCGCCAGAGAACCAGCCATTGTGGCAAGCCCTCGACCAATCTCGCCCCAGGACAAGTTTCCCATCTTTTCTACTGCTTCCCCAAACACGAGCATGGCTGCTCCAAGAATCGTCATTGCTGTGGCAGTGGAAACTACATGTTTAGCGTTGGCTGTCACTTTGGTAAATACTGCCAGCTCAGTAAGAACCACTGCAATCGCAGATAGTCCCTTCAAAAGACTGGAAATATCCAAAGCACCAAATGCGCCAACCGCATCTGCCAGAATATTGATGGATGCTGCAAGAAGAACTAACCCTGTTCCTTTTAGAACTCCCATTCCATCCAAATCCGTAGCCTTCAGGAACAATGCCAGTTCTGTGCAAAGAACTCCGACTCCGATTAGACCTTTAGCCAAAGAGCCTACATCCAAAGCTCCCAAATCTTCAACTGCTCCTACAAGAACTCGAATAGCTGCTGCAAATACTACTAAACCAGCAGAACCTTTTATCAGTCCTTTCGATGTTTTGGAAAGTGCTGTTGCCGATGCTACCAGAATAGCGGATAACCCAGCAACACCGACCAATCCTTTCAGAAGCTCATCCCAATCTAACCCGGATAGTTTCTGAACTGCGCCCGCAAGAATAAGAACAGCAGTAGACATCCCAATCATCGCAATAGTCAACTGTCCCATTCCTTTGATTGCCGCTCCGTTCATGATCTTTTCGAAGATGGCCATTGAACCAAGCAGTTCAACGAACAGAACACTCAAAGCTCCCAAAGACGCATTTAGCTTCTCGGAATCAACTAAAGACAATGCAACAATCGCTGCGGTCAGGATTGCCATAGCGCCGGCAATTTTCAGAAGAGTTCCAGCTTTCAGATTTGACTGCCATGCTTCAAGACTCCCCTTAACTCCATCCAAAATATCTTTGAATGAGCCAAGAATTCCACCACCGTTTTCCGTGATTTCTGATAGAGAATCAATGAACTTCTTCACTCCAATCAGAATTGCAGAAAACAATCCGGTATTGATTAAGTCTAAAATCGGGTCAAAACTTGCGGTATCAAATGCTGTGAGAATTGCTTCCCCAAGGTTCCCAAACGCATTTGCGACAATGGAACCGAGCTTCGATAGAACTGGAGCCGCCTTCTCGACAATCCCAATAATGCCCTCGAACGCCTTCTTTACCAGTTCGCCTAATTTCACAAACGGTTCAAATCGGGTCTGTACTTTATCCGCAAAATTATCAAGGCCGCTGGTATCAACATTCGCAAACTCGCTGAAAGCATCGGCGACTGTTTTCACAAAGGTCTTTACTCCATCCGCAATTGGTTTCAGGAAATTTCCGATTCCTTCAATGGCTTTGTTAAAGGCATCAGAAGATTTAATAGCTTCATCAATACCAACAATGAAATCTCCAATGCTGGCTGTAAATCCAAGAATCCCATCTCCAGCCGGAGCCACATATCCGATCAAATCGGCAAATCCACCAACCAGTGCTTTGACTCCCTGAAGCCCGATATCAAATAAAGCGAATATCCCTTTGAACGTTCTCTTAAGGTTATTCGCCGTTTCTTCACCTATTTTGAATTTTTCTGTGAGTTCCTGCAATCCAACAGTAAGATTGTAAAGCTGCTCTCCAGTCATTGGCGGAAAGACTTCCTTAAACGCTTCTCGAATCGGCTTTATCACTCCAGCCAAACCTTCAAAAGCATTTCTTACCGATTCAATCAATGCGGTTCGACCACCAAGGTCTTTCCAGTCCTGCAACATTTTGTTTCTTGCTTCCGCAGAAGCATTTACCATGTTGCCAAGAGCATTACTGACCTCAGTTAAAAGCTCTTTCGCTTCTTCGAAGTCTCCAATGATAATCTCCCAACTTTGCGTCCAACCAGATTGAACTGATTCTTTCAGAGTGTCCCATAACTGCGTGAATGTCTTTACCTTAGTAGCTGCATCCAATGCTGTTTGAGCCAGTTCCGTAATCTCTTTAGCCTGTTCTTCGGTATATCCCTGTGCGATAAGGTCTGCCTCTGAATAAGCTCCAGACAACTGTGTCAGAGTTTCGGTCAACACTTCTGTCGTCAGCCATCCGCCTTCGGTCAGAGACGCTCGGAATGAACCGTACTTTTCAATCATGGCGTCCATGTTCACGCCAAAGTGTTCAGCCGTTCTCTTTAAAGCATCCTGGAATAGCTGACCGCCCATTCCCGCATTTACAACGGAGTTCCAGTCTTGCAAACTAACCTTACCTGCTGCAATCGCCTGCGAAAGCTGATACATGGCGGTACTGGCCTGATAAGCATTAGAACCTGAAGCAGCCGCCAAGTTTGCAATACCTTTGATCGAGGTTACTGATTTATCCAGATCAACGCCGGCCGCAGTGAAAGTACCAATATTACGGGTCATTTCCGTAAAATTATAAATCGTCTGGTCGGCATATTTGTTCAGCTCATCAAGAGCCGCATTTACCTGGTCAATCGTTGTCCCTTTACTCTGCGTATTGGCAAGAATAGTCTGAACTGCATTGATCTGTGTCTCGTACTCCTGAAATCCTGTCTTAATCGGGTCAATCGTCAGTGCAGAAACAATATTTTTGCCAGCATTTAACGCCGAATTTGTGATGTTTGCCAGAGCCGTAACAGCCATAACTTCCAACGCCGAAAACCGCATCTTTACCGTCTCGACTGCGTTGGAAAGCGGAGTCATGTTGCAGTTTTTGGCTGCGGCATTCACATCTTCCAATCCTTTGGAGGCACCTTTAAGATTTAAGCTTTTTTCGAGCTTTTCAATTGTCGATATACTGGTCTGAACATTCTGCTCAAACTGCTTGTTATCAAATCGCATTTCAACGACTCTTTCGTCAATTGTTGTACTCATAGCTTAGTAACCTCCTTCCATGCGTTATTTGCGATTTTGTCAAAAATAGGCTGGATAGCAGGATTGATATAATCTCGCCCCTGTACCCAGCCGCCGTTTCGAGTCCCATGTCCATACTGCAAGATAATAGCAATTGGAACTCCATTTTGAACATTTGAATTATGAAATGAAATCGTAACTGAACCTTTTCGATTCTCGATTTCGTAATACCAGGAATTCGCCGTTTCCCCCGAATCTACCGGTGTTGCAGACGCAAGGGCGGCTACTCCCTCTTTACCAAACTTATCCAGGTCTCCGATATGAACCGCTTCTTTTGCCCTTTCCAGAAAGCGAGTCAACTTGGAGAAGTCACCCTTTTGTCTGAAACTTATCATGGTATGTCCTCTTTAAATCCGAGTCGCATAATCCAGAGAAATCCATCCTGCACCAGATTTCAGCTTACCCCATCCAGCATCGGAACCGGCACCACTCTTAACTTCAACAATGGTATAGACACCTTTCGGACAGAAACCATTATTTCCGTAATTCGTTCCAGGACCTTTGCGGATATACAAATCGGGAATGTCCACCTGAACCAGAAAATCACTTGAAGGTTCCTCTGCTGATTCACCGGAACTAGACGCCGTACCTTTATAGGTACAATAAGCCTCATGAACGCTAATCCATCCAGCACCGGATTTCAACCTACCCCAATAACCATTCTGGATCTCGGTAATCGTATAAGTACCCCGGTCGGTAATCATTCCATTGGTTCCATAATTTGTCCCCGGACCTTTTCGAATGTTCAGATCACCGACATCAACTTTATACAGTCCCGTTTTGTAGGTTTTCTGGGTACTGTCAGTCGTACTTCCGCCAAGCTGAGCTGTTACTCGATTTGCGAGGTCTCCCAGTCTGGAATACAACCAATCCCCAGGACAGGCTTTATTAGCGAACCACCGATGAACCGTGAGGATCATCTCGTTCGACTTCGGACTGTAATTCAGAGATTTATCTTTGTCACCAAACCAGATAAGTTTTGTCTTTCCGTTTCTTCGGCAGATGTCAACACACAGAGCTACCAACTTTTCATATACCGCATCCGTCATTGCATACGGATGGGTCTTATCGCTGGCGCATTCGATTGTTACGGCACGCTGGTCATTCGCGTTGCTTGAAGAGCACCAGCTCCTGTTTGCTTCATCCACACAAAGAACAACTCTTCCATCAGTACCGATTCCATAATTGCAAGATGCTTCTCTACTTGGACTGGTAAAACATCCGCCAATAGATTCCGCTGAAAGCTGTCCAACTACACAATGCGGAGTGATTCGGTCAATCGAATGTGTCCTAGCTCCGCTATGGTTTGGACTTTTTACTGTACAATTCACCAAGCTGCTATTACTCATAGTAATCACCCTTTCGTGTTCCATTTCTTTCTTCGAGCCGCATTCAATGCTGCATTCCGCTTCATAATTTCCCTGCGGCTATGCTTCTTCGGCGGCCTGCTTTTCACATCACATACCCTTATCAGAGTGAATAGTTTATTGAGATGCCACTTCTGGCATTCAAACGGAATGTTCAAAGCTATCATCCAGTAATAAATGAGTTCTGCCGTAATCTGCTCTCTGCTCCCTTGTGCTTTTTTCTCTTCGAAAAACCGGGTGGCAGTCATAGGAAGAGCAATATACTTATTGACTTCATTGATATTACCGTTCGTCAAATAGTTATAAACTTCCGGATTCACATTCTGCGTAAGAGTCATGCATTTTACATAATCGATGGTTTCTTCCAAAGTTTTTTCCTGCTTCGTAAGAAACGGCTTATTCCATCTCGATTCCCATTTTGAAAGAGAAACAAGAGAATGCTCCAATTGCAAGGTCTGGGCCTTTGTGTAAACAAACTCTTGCTTCACCTCATCCCAGAATTCTGTGGATGGTATTGTGATTCGGAGCATCTCTTACATCTCCTTTAATTCTGAGTGTTTGCCGCGATTGCAGGAGTCGTAGCGGAATTACCAACATTCATCACCGCATTCACAAAGTCTGCGGCCGCCTTATCATTTGTAACCAGCTCCTCAAAGAGAACCTCATACGCAGGAGATTCCATAAAGGATCTGGAAATCTCCTCAGACTTCATAAAACGACGGCCATCCTCGCTCTTTACGCCGTAAGCTTTCTTAATGAGATCCTCAAAGAACTCCATAATCTGGCCACCATCAGCACCGGCGCCAATGCTCTTGAGCTGTACATCATAACCGCCCTTCACGCTTGTCTGCATCTTGACGATTTCCGGCTTTGACAGGTGGAAGTAGAAATCCTCCGTTCTTTTAACGCCATTCAGATCGATATAGGGAATAGTTTTCTTCAACATAATTTTTCTCCTTTCAAATAAAAAGAAGCCCCGCACATTGAATACGAGGCTTCCTATACATTTACATTATTCTGTTTCCAAGGTAAGCCCGGAAAGACCATAAGTCTTTGTAATGCTCTCCTCGTTGTGTGTAGTAGTCACCTTGATGCTCTGAGTATCCTTATTCTTGATAAGGAGTACGATGTTCATGTCGTCATCAAGCGTAACCGGTCCTTTGGTGCCGCCTACGAGCTCGACAACTGTTTCCGACTCAGCCGGCTCAGCTTCAATCTTGAGAGCAAGATAATTTCCCGACTGTTCTGAAACAATACTGCTAAAATCAACATAACCATTGACATACTTCAGAGTGCCTGTCACTTCATCATCGGAGACAACCACATCACTCTGTAATTCATTTACTGTTTTCCCAAATAAAACAGCCTCTCCGTCTTCAGGCTTAACGGAAAGGCTCATTAAGGGAGGTCTTCAGTAGTCAGAAGTTCGATCACTTCATCGGGAAGCGGAAGTCTGGGATCAACGCCGTCGTCACCCTCAGGAGTGGTCGGGTCTTTACCATACAGGATTTCTTCCAGAGCTGCCAGCTTCTCCACATTGACCTTAGTGGAATCCAGCGTAAGAATTGCAGTGGGCTTCAGCTTCTTACCATCTATCGTCTTCGTAATTTCCACGGGAGTTGTACTGAATTCCCAGGACAGAGCAATTGCTTCCGGGCTGTCATTCACGGAAGTATAGCCCTTCTCAGAAACAGAAGCCAGACAGCCATATACCAAATGCAGTTTATATCCGTAATCATTGGAATCCACATCGTTGCCAAGAATGGTACGATAGGAAAGGCCGAAAATCTTCCTGCTCTGCTGGCCTGCAAAGACACCAGGAGCGACTTCGACAGAGCCGTCACACTCTGCAAATTCATCCGGAGAAGTATAAGCCTCAATCGTACCGCCAAAGTCCTCTGCGGACATCAGATTCAGATATTTGATGTTATCCGCATAAATCGGGGAAGGCTCTGCGCCGGAAGGACTTTCCGTCACTGCACTCAGGCCATTCCAAGCAACGCCTTTGTTATACTGTCCACCCGTCTGAATCGGGTAGAGAACGCCATGGTCAACACCAGTTTCATAGAGGCGTTCCCCAACTTTATCCCAAACAAGTTTACTCATTGAATTATTCCTCCAATCTCAAAAATATACATTAAAAATGTAGTGATTCAGGTTATCTTTTTTGAAATGCCGGTCGAACCGGCTCATCGGTAAATTCGTTACTTTCTGCACCAGGGACGTATCCGGATCTTTGTCAATGACAGTAACGGCATATCTTCGGTTAGACAAATATACCCCGTCATTTGCATACGTCTTGTCAATATCGTCAAGGCTATATACAATGGCGGGGTAGTGCATCTTTATAGATTCCGGAGGCTGAAAATAACATCGACACTGTTCGCCTTCTATCGGGCAAGATAAAATCTCGCACAATAGATTGTGGAATGTGAGTCGTCGATCAGTCATTATATACACCTCCTACCGTCAGAATCAAGCGCGGATACTGCACTTCGACACTGGAAATCTTCCACTTCGCTCCCATGAACTCGACATACCGCATTGCATGAAAATTCTGATAGGCAAAGGGATCGGCCACAATGCTGATCTCATTGGAAATGTTGATGTCATCATTGAGTTTATCGGATGTCTGATACCGACTGGTATTCCGAATCAAGTCACCGAAATACTCTCGCTCAGTAATTTCCCCATCCCAAACACCAGGACGAACATCCTTTGATACTGCATATCCGATTTTCCCAAAAAACTTTGCCATTTTGAATTTTCTCCTTTACTCTGTCTCCAAGGTCAATCCGGTGAGTCCATAAGTCTTTGTGGCTGAATCTTCTCCATCGTCTACTGTTACCTTAATGCTCTGAGTATCCTTATTCTTGATAAGGAGTACGATGTTCATGTCGTCATCGAGCGTAACCGGTCCTTTGGTGCCGCCTACGAGTTCTACAGTAGTGATTGCATCCTCAGAATCAGTTTCAACTTTCAAAGCAAGGTAATTTCCAGACTGCTCCGAAACATTGCTACTGAATCCGGTATAATCCGTAACATGCTTTAACGTACCGGTAATCTCAGATTCCCCGACAACAACATTCTCCTGTAACGAATCTACCGTTTTCCCGAACAGATTGGCTTCCCCATCTTCGGGACTAACAGAGAAGCCGATTAAGGGTTTTCCGTTACATCCTCTTCGATCGCAATAGCAGAATACACTCTAGTCAGAGCGCCAGAGCATCTGGTCTCCAGAAGGGACTTCTCCTGGTTAAAGTCGATATCGAACTGCGTGAAGTGAGTAACTTCGCCGCCCTTCGTAGCACCCAGAGAGTAATCATTCAGGTTCGTGATGATAGCAAGCAACTTCTTGGTCTTACTGTCGCTCGTCTTACGGGTCTTTCCTTCGAACTGCTCAGCGGTAAGAATCTCGCCAACGTTGAAAGCAGACGCAAGCTCCGCCTTGGAAGCATAGATTCTGCGACCGTTCATATCACGAGCCAGAAGCATTACATTGAGCATATGCGGGGTGATGTACATATCCGGAGTACCGGTACCCTTGTAATCCTCCCTCGCATACAGAACCGCATTGATCATAGCCTCAGCGTAAACATAGTTCTCACCAAAGTTCGCCCCTGTGTTGGTACCCTGAAGCTCTTTCTTTGCGGCTTCAACATCCAAATCGGCGTGAATGGTGTAGAGGTCATCATCCGTCCAGATAGGTCTGATCTTATCCGGATCGATCTTGCCCTCATCGCCGTCTTCACGACCGTCACCCAACATCATCGCAATGGCCAGCTCTTCATTGAGCATCAGGCGATCAATGTCGTAGAGATACTTCACGTAATCAAAATCCGTGATGTCGACAATGTCATCACGATGAAGCGCGTTCTTTACATAGACAGTCTGCGGATCGGTGGTTCTGCGTACCAGCTTAAAGTTTCCAGCCTGTTTCTTCTCTTTCCCCTTCTTGTAGCCTCTGGCCCGAAGAGCGTCAATGCCACGAATGTCGGTCTGGCTGGTTCTAATTCTGGAAATCGGACTCTTATGTACCTTCCTCATTACATTGGTAATCCAGCCCTGGTCGTTGGTAATGAGTTCGGGAGCGCCAGGACGAACTTCCTGATATTCCGGGAAGAGATTTGTCACATTACCTTCCCCAGTCTGAACAAATCCGCCACTGACAGCGTCATGCTGAAGGCCATTCTGCTCCGCATAAAGCTGGAGAGCCGTCTGGAAAGTACCAACCTGACTGGTCTTCGCCATCTTAATGATGTCTTCCTGCGCGGAATGTGTCAGAAAGCCACCGGTTTCATTTTTCTTATCGTTGTCAAACACGTTATGCTTCATCTCGGTATTTCCTCCTTTAGAATCGTCATCTTTTTTATCTTCGGGCTCATCAGTTTCTCCGATAGCCTGTCCGATCATTGCATAAACTACTTTTTTCTGCTTTTCACTGAGGGTATTAAATACCTGCTCAATTGTCTCGTCATCTTCCGCAGGCTTTTCTTCAGAAGTCTTATCTTCATTAGATTCGGACTTCTCCTCCGTCTTCTTTTCATCGGATTTATCATCCTCTTCGGCAGAATGATAGATCATAATGTTCTCGTCATATCCAATAATGGTGCGGTCTTCTGAAGACTCACCGTGAGCCATAACAGAGTCAATGAAAGCTCCCGGATTGGCTCCGGCCAGAACAAGACTCAGTTCATAGATAACGCCATGTACCACATTCGCTCCGGCCTGTTTAAGCTGACCGGCACAAATAGAAAGTGAACGAACGTCTCCATGCTGAACCAGCTTCTTCGCCGCCTGTCCGGATTCACTGTCATTGAAACTACAGTAGGCATAAACGCCCTCTTCACGATTTTCCAGCACACCATGACCCAGTACACAATTGGGATCAGAATGATTATGTCCCCAAATCAGGGGAACTGTTTGTCCATTCTGGCTCTTAAATGCATCCCTTTTGATGGTGCGGCCATCGGTGCAAAGAAGATCGTTTCTAGTGGCCCAACCACTAAAATCGTATTTCTCCATTTTGAAAATCACTCCTTTTCACTCATAAGTTCCTCTTCTGTTTTTCCCTCCTCCACAACTTTTGTTGTCTCGCTTGATTCGCTTAGATTCTTATTTCTCAATTCGTCTGCTCTAGGATCATCGGAAGGTTTCATTCCAATAACTTGTCGAATTTCGTTTGATGTCATAATCTCGTTTCTTGTGAATTTGTCAGCGATTTCTGACAGATCAGCTACTGGTACAAGTTTGAAGGGATCGCGGAAGAACAGAATCGATTGCTTTTGAGACCTGGCTGTTTTGGTAAGGAACTTACGTTTCATTTCGTCAACGATTGCTGAAATGATCGGCTCAATAGTACGGTTATAGTAATTCAGCATAGTCTTCTCGTCTGCGGAACCATCCAATATGCTCTGAGTGATACCTAACTGGCTGTAAAGCATACTCGTCAGATATTCGATCTGCTTCATCAGATTATTTTCCACAGAACGATTCAACTGTGTGATCCGCTCCGTACCGTCGGTATATGCAATACCATATTTAGAACCGGCTAATTGGCGCTCAATCTCGACACGCCTTTTCTCAGCCTGTTGACGCCTTGCTTCTGTTTTTATTACATAAGGAAGCTGGATAATTAAATCGAGTTTCCCAGAGCCGCTTTGCTCATCGACAACGTCCAATAAATTCAGTTTCCTTATCAAACGCTGCATCGTTGAGTTTGGCTCATTGATTACTGCATAAAGCGGATTTTCAATAATTGCAACTGTATCTTTTGGAACCACAATATCCCCCTTTAATCCAGTCCGCTCATTATAAACTCTCGCCTTAATATGGCTCGGAAACCATTCCAGAATCTTTCCAGTACGCATTGACTCGATTTTATATGAGCCCGTAGTATCAGGATCGTCATCCGTATCAACCGGAATAATCGCCACGCAGCCCTCATCAAGCATTGATAAAACAACGTCCTGAAGAAAAGCGCGTCCCGTCTGATCAATGTTGGCAGATAAATTCAGACAGTCATTTAACCCCGAAGGAATTTTCTCAAGGAATCTTTCAGAGTTGTCCAGTCGGACGTGTTGGATGCTAATTGAAGCACAATCCAATGCAATGCGATTATACACAGAGGTAACAATGGATCTCTCATTTCCTCTTGTAAGCCTCGGTCGGTCAGGTCTGTATGAATATCCAACTCCTATGTCCCGATAGAAACCTGTTGGGTCTCTATTTAAAAAAGCGTTCCAGGCATGTTTAATCCTGGAACCGATTGAAACTTCCATTTTGAAATCGTCACCTCCTATTCGAAAGCATCTCTATTGAGCTTGAAAGCAACAAACGCATCCATCATAGCGGCCACCGCATCAATCTTTGCGTCGTATCGTTTTTTCAGCAATTTTCGGTTTCCATTCGTATCTTCCATAACGATGCAGTTCCCCATCGCAAAGGTCATAAGTTCTTCATCAAACAAAAGCATCCGCTCCTCAGAAAGTTTCTTTAACTCTCCCAAAGGAACGGATTCTGTCTTAGCACCCTGTATAACCTTCTCAATTCCAAACGGACCATTTTCAGAGGACCATCGTTCAATGAACTCCTTTGCATTGTACGGGTCATACCCCAAACATCGAACATCGTACCCAAATTCTGCAATGTGGTTATCCAAATCCTCGTAGACTTCCATCATATCCAGAACGGTCCCCTCCAGGACAATCAGGCTTCCTTCATCCATGAATTGGTCATATTTGATTCTCATTGCTGCCGGAAGTTTCATCAGAGTAGATGAGGAAATGTAGTTCCTGGTTTTCACTCCAAAGGAACCATTCGATAACGGGAAAAGGAACGTAAAAGCACAGAAGTCATCTCCCTGTGACAAATCAATCCCCAAAGAACAGGGCATCTGCCAGTAGCTTCTCTTCTTATGAGGAAGGGTTTCTTCATATGTGAAGTAGTAGGTGTAGCCCTCCATAGGCAATCCAAATCTCTTAGCCAAGATATCATTTCTGGCCGCAGGTGACTTCTCCGCTCTTTCTACATCAAGCTGATAAGTTTCGTAGCTTACCGTCTTACCGATATTGGGATTTGCCTTCAGCCACATATCTGGGTTTCCGACTTCGTCAATGGAATCAAGTTTATACCACCAAATGGAAACATGGGGATTGACATAATCACCTTTGAGAATGTCCATCAACTCCATTTTGATTGTGTCGCCGGCTCCGTTTCTCACCGTTCCCTCAGAACTCGTGGCAACGATGATGTAATCATCCAATTTAGATGCACCCTGCTCTAAAGCACCAACCACATCTTCTCTGGTATCTCCGGACAGCCATTCGTCAACAGTGGAAATCTTAGGACGCAATCCCTGAAGCTTTGCGATGGACATTGGACGTACTTCCAGAAGCGAACCCGTAAGAAAATTTTCGATGCCCTTTTTGGTGGAGGCCAGTTTCATTCGCTTCGCTTTAGAACCAGTCGTATTCTGCAAAGAACCTTCCGTTAGGAATCGGAACAACGGGCCTCTCGACCGGGTAATTGCAGTTCGGAAGGGTGACATCACTTCATCTGCCTGCTTCATTGTAGGAGCCGTTGTGACCTGATGCGTTGTCGAAGTATCGATATTTAATCCATAAGATTGGACGCAAGTATCATATAAAGATTTAGCAGCCCCTCGTCCAACAATGAGATATTGTTTCTTTATCAGACGCTGCTTAATTCTTTTATTTACATATCGACCACCATGTCCATCGGAACTTGGCTCCCACACACTTCGTTCAACGAAGTAGTACCATCCATAAAGCTGCTCGCCCCATAATTTGAAAGAGTCCAGTAAATTCAAATCAGAGCCATCTGTCAATGTTAGTTCTGATTCGCAATAAGCAATCCATCCTTCAACGGCCTGGTCATCGTAGTAAATACCAGGATTGGCTATCAGGTCGTCAATTCGGTTCATCTCCATAGAGACTTCTTTACAAACCGGTATCTCTCCCCTTATTACGGCATCCCGAAACATGCCGTAGTATTTGGGAACGGCAGTGTTCGATAATGCCATAATTGAATCACCTACTTGCTGGTTGCTTTCTTAATAACCGCATCAATCCCCTTCGTCATGTATTTCGATACATAATTAGTGGCGGTCTGCTTTGCGGCATTGGTCAGCACATCCTGTACAAACTTTCTGCCGACAGAAATTTCCGAACTGGTAAGCTGTTTATACTGCTTTTCCATCTGAAGACGGTTAATCTTTGAACGGAGTTCCGAATCAGACATCTTTTTCACCTCGTCATCGGAACTGCTCTTCTTTCCACTTGCTCTCGCAAGCTGTTCAGGAGTTCTTCGGACGCCCCATTTCATCCCAAGAATCCCGTGATGCTGTAGCAATGCTTCATTACTCATTTTGAATCTCCCTCCTTTGCGATATATGATGTCACTCCATTTGCCGAATTTCCGGTCTCGTAATACGGGACTTCTGTCACCACAATATTTCGATCCAGAACTTTATTCTCGGTATCCAACATCTGAGATTGGAACGCTTTTGGTGTTATCCTGTACTCACCGTCGTAGGATTCGTATTCTTCAGATTTTTCCTCATCTGTTTCCGCGGCAACATTCAGTCTCCACTCTGCCTCAGCAATCATCTTTTCCATGGATGCTATCACAGCAGAACTCAACGGCGGATCAAATATCAGCCTTACCTTCATATGCATGTAGGACTTTACTAGCTGTAATTTCGTCTCATCGGAAATGAATTCTTTCCACGTAGTGCTTTTATCCTGAATGGAGAATCCCGATGGTGGACCAACGCCGAGTTGCGTCAAGATCATAAATACCGAATTGATATGTATGATAAGGTCTGAATCGAAGTGTTCGTACTCTTCCGTAATACCCAGCATCTTTTTAATTGATGTAAGTATACTTTCCATAATCTCTATAACCTCCTCTCCATCAATGTTTCCAGGGACATGTATCGTTTTTACTTCGAACAATGGGTTCTGTAACGAGAAGACTTTCATCTCCGTAGTGAATGGCATTATGCGTTGTAAGAATTGTTGAAATGAGATATTCAGGGTTTAAAAGAAGATTGCTTCTTTTTAAAATATCCTCAACAGAAATTGGATTCATGTGATGGATTAGTATCTTTCCATATATCTCGTGGCCTTCCATTCCAAGGTCACATCCGTTATCTCTAACAATCACAAAATCACGAACGGCCTTCCATTCCATAGAACGATAAAAAATCTGATTCAGATATCGGTCAAACCCAAAAGTGTCTGCACCGACAACTCCGCCCAAACGAAGATACTCATATCGCTCTTTGAAAGTCTTTAATTTTGATAATTCCGAATAGGTCCTAATCATCGTCGCTACCCTGTCCACTATATATACGAAACGCATTGATGGCGTCCTTATAGAGATCCTTGATTTCATCGGTGGAGTCGATTGCTCTCACTTTTGCCCGCAACAGATTGTTCTCTTCCTCCAGCCGCTCTTTTTCGAGCTTCTCTCTGGAAGAACCCAGTTTCAGATAGTGAGTAATGACCTGAGAAGAAGCAGTCCCTTCCCGCAATTGCTTTTCGGCCAGATCAACAGCCAGAGAAATCATCTGAAGCTCCCTTGCTTCCGGAGTCAAAGCAGGACGAATCTTCTTGGAAGAGCCAGTTGATTCAGAACTCTTTGCTTTTCTAGCCATTTACTGCCTCCTTCCCATCTGTTTTTCAATAGTTTCATAAAAGTTTTCCGGCAGTATTTAAAAGAACCCACAAGGCTGACTGTAACTTTTTTACCGAAAGGAGAAAAAGAGTAAAAAGAACCACAGCTTATTACTTAGCCAACCTTATGAGCTCTGTTAAATACTGCCGGAATGTAAAAACATTCTCCGAAAAATACCCCCGGGGAATTTTCAAAGAGATCGGAAGAGCACACGTCTGAACTCCAGTCACATCACGAGCTCGTATG